ATGGCAACAATCAGATTAGCTCTAATCCCGGCAAAGGAATTAAGCGATGGCTCTCACAAAATTCGCATAGCCATCCATCACAAAGAAGAAACAAAGTACATTGTCACTCGATTCAAAGTTAACAGTCTTTCACAATTTAAAAATGGGCAAGTAGTCAAACGCCCTGACGCAGCACTAATCAATACAAAGCTGCGTAATATACTCAATGAATATCAAGAAAAGCTTGACAGCATCAAATACATTCAGATGTATGATTGTAAGCAACTACGCGAAATATTATTAAATAATACTTCCGCTAATCAAACAGCAGCCACCTTTCAAGCTGTGGCAAATACCTATATAACAGAATTGATGGAAGAAAAGAGGGAAAATTACGCAAAACTATTAGAACGGAACTGTAGGTACTTTACTGAATTCACAAAAGGAGAATTTTTACTATCCGAAATTTCACCGGAAATTATCAATAACTATGCACGGTTTCTAAGAAACACAAAAAAAATCGGAGAAACCACATTAAACATGATGATGTCAAGGACAAGGACCATAATCAACAGAGGGATTAAAAAGCAGCTTGTCAAGTATGACATCTCCCCATTCGCGTATTACTCAATAAAAAGCTCTCCTATCCGAGAGGTGGATATCACTATTGAAAACCTTATAAAAATAAAGGACTACTCACCGAAAGAAAAGAAACTGCGTGTGGCACGAGATTTATTCATACTATCATTTTATCTTGGAGGAATAAACTTGGCGGACTTACTTAACATTGATTTCAGGAAAACAGAAGTCATCGATTATATAAGAAAGAAAGCGCGTAATCTGAAACAGGGCGAACAACGAATAATCATCCCTATACCAGAAGTGGCAAAGCCTATAATAAAAGAATGGATGAATAAGAATACGGGGAAGCTTGATTTCGGATACAAATTTACATATTCCAATTTCTATAGGTATCTGACAAGAAACCTCAACGAAATGGCGGATACACTCAATATCAACCAGAAAGTGGTGTATTATTCCGCCCGCAAAACCTTTGCTCAATTCGCATCCGAACTTGGTATTCCAGACGGGGTGATAGATTATTGTCTCGGACACTCTGATAGAAGCAAAGGAATCATAAGGTATTATACTAAGGTCAAACAAAAACAAGCAGACATCGCAATCAACAGGGTAATCGACTACGTGAACAACCCGGACAAATATAAAGACTATATAGAGATGAGGGCGGATATCATGATAATGAAGGGGTAAAATAAAGGCAGCTTATTCCGCTGCCTTCTCCTTTTTACAATCTATCCCTCTGCTATTCATTCCTTTCTTCCAAATATTATATGCTACATAACGTAAATCTTCTGTACATTCTTTTATTAGAGAGAAATTCGGAATGAAATAATCACAATCAATTGCTTGATTAGATTTACAGTATTTCTCAAGACCAAATTTCTTATATAAGCAGCAATACCATTGATCATAGCTATCCTGTTTGTGGTATTTACATAGGAAACAGTTTCTTACATTATCACAGTTCTTGTACGCTATTGCCCAACCAAAAACAAAAGGGTTTATCCATCGAGTTCGATTAGCTTGATAGTCGAAGGTTATCTCAAATATAGAAGAGGGGTGTCTTTGAGTATATATCTTGCAATTCGAACGATTACTTGGACAAAATCCATGTTTTGATTCTAGTAACACAAATTTATTTAGTTCTAAACCCTCTGTTAAAGTTACACCAATTTTATGTTTGAAGTTGTACAATAATGCATTTATATTTTCACAAATCACTCCTTTTTGTATAATCCTATTCAGTGTATATTCATGTTTTAATGGAATTTCAATAATTCGTATACCTGATTCTAGTTTATCTTTTTCACATTCATGCGACACGCAAATCTCTATAAAAATCGGTTCGCGTACATCTCGAGAATCTGCAAGTAATAAATCGGCACGGAATCCTTCGTATGATTTTTCAAGAAATATTACGTCATAATACTGTTTTAAATCATAAACGAATTCATGATCTTTTTCACAGTAAGTAGAAGCCAAGCTTTCATCATGCCTCCATATGCAGTTCTCAAATATTTCACATCTATCCTTGTTGTTGATTGAAATATTAAATGGTCGGTCTGAATTAAACCATTCTTCAATTCTCCTTTTTGCTAACGAATGAAGATATGACTCATAGCTACAACTAAAATTTCGTTTTTTATGCGCAAAATGCTTCGCTTTAATAGATCCATCTTTAACGATCATGATATCCTTGCAGTGAGGACAAAAGTAGACCTCGCCTTTCAAAGCATCATTTATTGTTATAGTATTATCATTTTTATCAAAGGCGTATGTATATTTTAGGTTTTCCATAGACCCATATGGGATAACGTAAGAACTTTTATTCGGCTATTTCTTTTATTTCGCTTCTAAACAATCTCAACTGGTCAATCGTTGGATAAAACGTTAGATTCTCCCAATTCTTGCCAATCACAAGGATCATTGAATCAAGGTACTTCCAGCAATCGAGAATCTTCGCACATTTGTCCAACTGGAACTCACCGGAAGGATACTTCTTATTGTTGAGCGTCTCTTTCGCCCAAGTCAGTAACTCGTTGATCGAATCGTGGTCGTATTTCTTTTCTTCCATAGTGGCATTGTTTTCGGCAAAGGTATAAAAAATCCCGGTATAACATCAAAAAACATTTGTCTTATCATCGTCCTCCTCTGGGAATAGTAACGACATTTGTTGGTATTGCTTGGGTAATGCCACATCAAGCATTTGCATAAACTTTGGGAGGCTATAATTACAGGCCTTTGCTAAAGTTTGGATAGAAGCCAAGTGTTCTTTCAATTTAGGATGCCCAATATCAGTCGTAAGATATTGATGTAATTTACCTTTCCTGTTCCCATTTTCATTTTTAGGATTTACTTTCTTTAGTTCAGTAAGTACCATAGGTCCCAACCGTTCATAAACTATATCATTTATCCAATACCCAACAACACCTGGATGCCTATGAGTTTTAGACCAACTCCAGTTATGTAATTTATATAACATTTCAAAGAAACCATCATCAAACGTTTTAGCCCATCTGGCAGCCTCCTGTGAAATAAAGGTTTTCAAGAAACGTTGCAATTCATCCTTTGCTCTTCCTTTTTCTTTATCGTACCCTGTTGCTTCGTCAACTAAGGCGATAATACCAACTTTAGCAACCGCACGTATTATGATTGTGGCATTCTTTATATACTCTTCATCTATATCAAATTGCCGGTCACATCCAGCATCAATTATAGCATTACAAAGATCTATAAGCAAAGTTGCTTCATACCCATAAGTAATTGATTGTGAACCACCTGCGTTGTTTCTTTTAAAAGGTATCGGGTTGTTTAATTTCTCCAAAGTACCGGACAATAAATTCATCTGAATACCTTTGCTATTAATAAATCTATTAATCCAAGTTCCCGATGAATTTTTAGCGCCAATTGCACTTTGAATACCACGTCCAGAGAAAACTCTCATCCCGTTTTCTAATACATAACAAGGAAGTTCCAAATTGCCAAGTTTTAAAGGCGTTTTATCAGACCCAAATTCTGCACTAAGTATTTCTTCTTCAATTATCAAGTCAGATATAGAAATATTAAGAACATCTGATATTCGCCTAAGCATTTCTTTGCTAGTATTTCCATTAATGGATTTACTCAATCCAACTTCAGTCACTCCTATTTTTTCAGCCAACTCTTTTTGGGTAACTCCCTTTTCCTTTAATACCTCTTTTATTCTATTCTTCATACACAGTTTAATTTTACCGCAAAAATAGCGAAATTAATTTAATACTTAAAAGAATATTCAGCAAAATTAAACTGTGTAATAAAATTCCCGACTACATAGCCAGGGACAAACACAAAGATGCAACCTTCGCTATCACAGCGACAGGCACAAGCCAATTAAGGACCCTATTTAGGTGTTCCATAACATAACCATGAGCAGACGGCAGAAATCATGATGGCACCGACCTTCTACTGTTACCGGATAACTTATGCCTAGTATCAATTAATGTATCATTTTAGCCTCCTTTCTTTACCACATAAATAAGTTACAACTGATTCCGGTACCCACATACCAGCCGCTCGGATAACTATCCCAGTCCTGCAAGCCAAGCCCCAAATACTTCTCCTTCGACTTAACGATATGGTAGATGTCATTTGTTACCGTCTTATATACTGTTCTCAGGAAATATATACAAGCTGTCTACGGTTATCAAAACGAAGTACGATTTTCGTTTTCAAAAAATATGTTATAAAATGATACTTCAATACCATTTTACTAAGTACTCTCGGAACTAAGTCTATTTTGGTTGAAAGTCAAAGTTTAGGACAAAACGGGTATCTAAAATGTAGTAATGGGTTATTGATACAGTGGGGACTTTCTAATTCTTCAGGTGCAAATACACGCATCAATTTTCCTTTGTCATTCTATAATGATAATTATAGTATAACTATGGGGATTAACGGGGGTGTAGGTACTATAACGTCGTTATCTATCATCATAACAGAGCGTTCTAGTGCATACTTTAAAGTGAAAGGAACAATGGGAGATTCTGCGTCAACGCATGATAATTCCTTTTATTGGATTGCAATAGGAGTTTGGAAATAATAAAGTAGATAGTAATGAAGCAAAAAATGTATTGGAAAAACGGATTCTACGATGTTCCGATAGACGGTGCAATAGAGATTACGGAAAAGTATTGGAAAGAATTATTAGACGGTCAATCTGCCGGACTTATAATCGTAGAGGACGAAAAAGGCTATCCCATATTGAATGGATATGAACCGACCTTATTAGAGTTTAAAGCCCAAAAGATAGTGGAATTACAGGCGTATGACTCATCCGAATCGGTGAATAGCTTTAGTATTGGTAATGTATCCGGTTGGCTTAATAAGAGTACCCGTGTAGGTCTCATGAACTCAATTAGTATTGAAAGGGAATCCGGACGATCCGAGACAACTATCTGGCTAAATGATGCAAAGTTGGTCTTATCAATCGAGAAAGCCATTGATATGCTACAACAGATAGAGTTATACGCCCTTGCGTGCTACAATACAACACAAGGGCATATTAATGCCATTAATCAGCTGGAAACGAAAGAAGAAATCGAAGCCTATAACTTTAAAACCGACTATCCCGGAAAACTAAGCTTCTTTGGATAACCAACGGTATAATCGTAGCTTTCAATCTCTTCGATTGTATCCAATGCCTTGACTGCTGCAATGTGTGATTGTGTCACATTGTAGCACTCAAGCGCATACATTTCCAAGGCATTTAACATAGCCAAAGCGTCTGATATTGGAATGATATATTTTACTGCATCATACCAAAGCACAGTCTCCGTTTTGCCTGCCTCTTTTTCGATATTAATTGAGTTAAATAATCCAACACGTGTAGACTTATCCAACCACATACTTTTAGCCCGTAATTCAAAAGAATTGACCTCTTTAGATTTGTCAAACGATTGAATTTCAGACACTTTTATTTTTTGCATATCTTCAAGGGAGTACTCGTTTTCTACCAATACAGGATACCCTTCATCATTGGTAACAATGAGCTTTCCAGATGACTGCCCTTCCAGAAGTTCCCTGTAATTCTCTATGGTGATTTCTACCGCACCGTCTACCGGTGTGTCGTAGAAACCATTTTTCCAATACATTTTTTCTTCCATAATTCTCTATTTATTATTTCCAACGACCTACTGCAATCCATCCAACAGAAAACATTGAATTGACAGGATTACCATTGGATATATTTCTACGCCCGATATAGCAATAAGAAGTATTAGCGTTATAAATAAACGCTGCTAATATATTCGTATCACCGGAACTTCCATAAGGAAAAGGTGTAAGTGCATAATTGCTATCATAAAAAGACATGGGAAAATATACTATTGTACCTCCTATTATTGAGTTTTCTTTGAATCCCCACTGTATAAGAAGCCCATTATTAAATTTAGCATAGCCATTCCTACCTAAATTTACCGTCATAGCATTTGACAAATCGGCTTTAGCATACGTAGTTCCGAGAGTACTTAGTATATTTCTTTCCTCCGCAGTCATGACTTTTTTGTCTGTTGTTTCCTGAATATCAGATGCTTGATGTTCATGAACCGAAGCGGCATAATTGCCTAGAGGTTGATAACGCTCATCGTTGCGTGCATCATGATTATGAGAATTAAAATTTTGCAACAGCTCATTTAACCCTTGAACAAGTTCCGGAACTTTAACAAGTCTATTGAATATTTCCGCCGCTTCAAGTTGAATATTATATTTTTCTCCTGCCATAACTTTATGTGTTTTTTAGTTTATACAATCCGAACAATGTAACCAATACAAGTGAAGTGAGAATTGCGTCCTTATGTAAATCCCACCAAGAAAGCTCGACAACTCTCTCTTTTTGATTCAGCAAGGCGGTTACCTTATCGCTTATAGTATCTAGCCGGTTAGAGAACTGTTGTAAGCTTATAGACAATGTTTCATCGACTTCCGTCCTTTCCTGCTCCTGTCTGGAAGCGGTAGTAGTACTTTCCTTGACTATATGCTGCCTACCGGTTGAATCCGGATCAGACAAATAAACTGTCGTGTTCTCCACTTTCAGATTACTTAGCCGGTCATTAACAATCTTCGTTTGTTTACTGAGGTCTATTCTCAATTCTTCAATTATCTTCCGTAGATATTGGAGGTCTCCGGAATAGTCTACCTGCTTTTGAGTTTCCATATTCCGAGAAGTCCGGCATGAAGCAAACCATATTCCCGACATCAGGAATATGGTTATATAAATCAAGGCTTTCATAATCCCAGGTATTTAGCGATTCCCTCGATGTGTATCTTGGCGACCGCATCCTTACCACGTGCCGACAATAGAAACTCCACGTCCTCTTTATTATCCTGAAAGAAATTCTCAGTCAAGACAGCCGGACAATTCGTATCCCGACACATGGCGAGATTCTGTTGCCAATATAACTTGTCCGGAGACGGTTTTCGTACAGGAATACCAATACTCAACACCGTTTCCGATAAGCATTCAGCAAGTTTTTTACTGCTGGCCGACGCATTGTTAGACACATACACGCTCCATCCTTTCGCATTCATCCAATTTGCGCCATTACCGGCAGCATTACAATGTATAGAGACAAGAATTGCCTTCTTCCCAGTATCTTTGTAGATGGCATTCACACGTCTGCATCTCTCAGACAAAGGAACGTCCGAATCTTCTTTCACAATGCGTTCCGCATCAATTCCCTTTTTACGTAATCCGAGCACTACCCTATCGGAAATTTCCCTTGTATACGCCCATTCTCTTAATCTTCCGTCCGGTGAACGTTTGCCTTTAGTATTCTCACCATGACCATTATCAATTAGTACTATCATTTCATCTTTTATTAATTAATTATTAACTTTACTCCCAAAAACACACTATGGATATAAATAAATTGATTGACTTCTACGACAAAGAACAGAAAATCCTCTTCACGTCATTCTGTATAACTCTTCCGTTAGCATATACTATATTATATCTGTATATTCCTTCTTTTAAAATTTTAGAGTTATTTGTTCAAATAGTATTTTCTATATCCGCCTCAATATGCTCAGTCACTATAACCTTTTTCAGCTTACTTGTATCCATAGCTATCTCCAATATTGAGAGAAACATTAGGTTATTTCATGTAATAATACCTCAAATAGTAACTACGTCTACTTGTGTATGTTTTCCAAACATCTTTGGTTTCGGTATATGGGAACCAGTAATTCTATTTCTCTTATTATCGCACGGAATCGTTGTTTCCTATTATATTATTTTTCGTATACTTAATTTCACGGAAATAAAAGAAGAATATAAAACTGATTTCAAAAAAAAACGCCAAAATAATCGTTAGCACTTTCATTTCTTTTCCTCCTTCATAAATCCGTTATTCATGTAATCTACTACCGCTTTGGCTATATCCTCCGGATTCGCCTTGTGCTTTGCAATCTCAGCGGCCAAAGCGGCAACCTGTTTCATCTCCCTGCGTTCCTTTTCTTCGGCTTTCTCGTAGATGGATTTCACTTCAATGGCGGCAACACCAAAAGCCCCGAGTAATGTGATGAACGGGAAGATAGGTATCCGATAATCATAATAGTTATCCAAATACCAGATTCCGGCCATCTGCATACAGTCAACCACGACAAGGGCTAGAAGAGCATTATAATATCTTGCTATCTTGTCTACCGTACGTTTGAACTTGTCACTCATCAGAGGCTCGCCACGTTGTTTCGCTTTCCGTGTTCCCGCCCAGAAATCAAATGCGATAAAAAATAGTGGTGTCAGCAGGATACCGAACAACATCCATGCGACTACGAATAATTCATCTAATCCTTTCATATTGTTTTTACTTTAATTCGTTGTAAATATTTAATCAACCCATGAAAAATGCTCTTCGCCGATTTCATTGAAATTAGTTACGTACCAAATATAATTACCTTCACTATATTCCATTGATTTGACACGTAGTTCCGCTCCTGATATATCTACTTTATTATAATTTGGTGATTCACCAACTTCAAAATGCCTATAAATAAATCTTCCGTTATTGTAATTTTTCACAAAGTAATGCGGAGAGGACCGTGACTCTATCCAATGTCCGAATATGGAAACTTCAATACCGGGAAACATACTCGGGTCTGGCAATATAGCTGTTTGGGTATACAGATCTCCTCCACCGCCAAATGCAAGTCGAATATTGTATCCTTTAGATAAATCTAAAATAATTCCTTCCGTAGATATAGGAATTTCTATATATGGGTAGGAAATATTTGCACGTATTTTCAATAGTCCATCCTTGCTCCATTCTATATTATTAGAAGCTAGGAATCCGCTTCCATCTTTTTTTAATGCCCATTTATCACCGTTTGATAACAATTCATCAGCGTTTATATTATCTGCTTTTAATCGTGGTTTACCATCTTCTCCTATTCCAAACACAGCTATTTGGTTCCCATCCCGGTCTTTTATCGTGAAATTATCGGTAGACACATCTATTTCAGCACCATATATCTTAAGTCCACTCTTTGGGTTGAATTCAATAAAAGATTTTTTATCTCTGTCACCAACATAGCTGCGTCCGTAATTCTTTGTATATCCCTGATTAGTTACCCTATCAAACCCTTCTTCAAGAATCACTTTATCTGCGAGGGAATAGGAATCAATACCTTGCAACATCTGTTTCAAAGGTGCGTTCTCGCCATAAGACGACATGATAATGGCGTTCTGCCTGCTCACATCTGTACGATTCCCTAACTGGATAATGGTATCACCAGCCTGTGGGGTATCGCTTCCGGCATCACAGTCTTCTATGGATAAGTCGATGTAGTTATCACCGACTTCCATCACATAGCGCCAATAATATCTGTTGGACACGCCATCGTAAACTCCGGCTTTTATATTGAATTGTCGGCACATCGCAAAGTCACCGGCAACGAACTGGCTTAATATCGCTTTTTCTCCATCGTCAGCGGTGAAATAGCAACGATAACGTTTTTCGGATGAGTATAGTTGTACCCCGTTGATATCGTACAACTCACACCCGTTGACATCATAAAGTGCAAACTCCGCTACATTATCCACTTTCGTACATTCTATGCTGGCATTAGTAATTATCTGCTCGCCTGAGACGTGTTGCGCATCCTTTATTACTAACGAATCGAAGATTGCTTTCATACGAAAATAGGCCTTATCCACCTCAAGATAGGTTTTACCGTCAGCATCTACTTGAATAATTCCACCGGAACCCAATGTGCCGGGAGTAAAATCTCCCAATTCTATTTTACCGGTCATGATTCCCCCTAGAAGTTTCAACAGATAATCTGTCGTATCCTCCTGATCTTTACGAAGAAACGTAGCAAGGCTCTTTCTTGAAGAAAATACATTTCTGTCGGACGGCAAGGTTTTATCGTTAACTCCTATGACGTATACGCTGGTTCCACCTCCACCGACAACACTTCCGGAGTAAGAGTGACCTTTGTAAGTAAGATTATCAAGCTTGCTTTCTATCTCACCAATACGAGAATAAGCGGCTGTTTCACCAACTGTATATATAGGATGATCGTATGGAATATCCAACGGCCACTCGAAACCGATAATGCGGGATTGACGACCGTTTGTAAAATAAGCCCTATTGATGAGGTTTATCTTATCACCTACCTCATAGGTACGAATGTTACCATTATTATAAATGAAATCAGCGTCCATCTCGCAATCATAGGTAGATGGATCAATCATAGACTTCTTTACATACTTCTTGGTAGTTTCAAGCAACTCTTGTTCTGATTCCGGCATCATCTGTTCAGAGATGAATGCCGTATCAAAGCCGTAAAGGACGTAAGTATCTGCCGGGACTTCCTTGCCATCTTCTATATGAGTGGTTTGCGGGAACAACACATCGTCGGGAAGGGCACGCCCGTAATCCTCATTTCGGACTATTTCAAATGTGGTTCCTGTGTTATCACTCTCTTTTAAGGTTAAAGCAAAGTCAAGTCCGGCAAGCTTACCTGTTTGGAAAATCAAACGTAATTCTTCCAAAAGAAAATCTTTTGTAAAGTTTTTCAGACTATTGTCTTTGAAAGTATAGATGGGATACTTGTTTCCGGTAGGCTTCTTTGTCTCTTCGTCTATTTCTTCCTTTTCCTCATGACTAATGCTGGATACGGAGCCGATATACTTAGGATATTCATCCTCAAATATAACTATCTCCTCGATTGCTTCCTCTACAGGCATTTCCACGTTATCCGGGTTATCGTAACGTTCATCTCCTATGTTGATCCGTTCTCCTGTGGGGCTGTATCTGTAAGCGTCTACATAGGGAATACCTTCCGGCAGCATAAGGCGTTTCTGAACGACTCCGTTAAGAGTCATTTCTTTGTCGTCCTTACTGAAGTAGTTATCGGGCACTTTACCGCCTATGATGTTATTAATGGTGTACCGGTTACCTAAAGAGGCTGTTATACCTTCCGGCAACTGGATAACGTTTGAGTTATCACCAGACAAGAATGTCGGATTATAAATCGCTTGGAAAGTCTGTCCGGCATTTGCACCAGTAAGGAATGTTACAGAGACAGAGTTACCATTATCACCGTACTTTATATCTTCTTCTTTTAACAGGAAGTTGATTATAGCACTACTTGTTGAAGTTATATACCAAACACTAACCCCAACGTCTATAGAACAGTTTGAAGCCAGTGAAGGAAGATTGAAACTTACAAGTTTATCTTTTATTTCGAGAATTTCTTCAGTACCTACCGGTGCGGTTGCATTAACCTGTTCATTTAACAGGGTGATAGTTTCCGATGCGGAATTTACAGTATAGTTTAATGATACCCATAATCTGAATATCCCGTTAAACCTTACCCCGGATGACATAATAGTCGAATACTTTATATGAGTAATATTAAACTCATAATTACCCTTTTCCAGAGTCCCGATATTTGTCTTTTTGACTACATCGGCTAAATTTGTCTCATTTACAGGTACATTTTCAAATACATAGGCGGCATTTTCGGGGAATGTCAACTTAACTTTATTCTCTATCTTAGAACTAAGAGGGAAATAGCTGTTTTTGAGCGGTCTTGACGTATCGGATATATTACGCCCATTAACCTCTTTCACGTCAAATATCAATTCTTTCCGATAGCTGGAAGGGATATTGCGTGTAGAGCCGAAAGCGTAAATGCGAGTCGCATAAGTAGTCTGGCTATCACTGCGCGTCATACTGTTGACATTCACATTCTCTGTGTCTGTCAGATCGCCAGCTTTGAAATCAACAGGAGAGCTGTATTCGCAACGTCCGAAATGAATAACGTGCTCTGTTATCCACCATTCGCACTCCCATGTTTCTGCCATCTGGGTAAGGGCGTCGATCAGATTAACGTTATCGTATGAAACGAGTTTGGAAGTGTTCGCTACCGTATTATCAATTTCGTAGACAAACTCCTCTTCCCTGAACTTGTATCCGAGTGCTTTCAAGTTGTCAAGAAAGACATTCAGATGGACATTAAGAGGAGCGGTGAGATTCCAACTAGCTTCTCTTCCGGTAGTCTCAGGCGTGTAGAAAAACTTCTTGTTCTTCCACTTCCAATAATAGGCATCAAGACGAAGTTCATAATCATAGGCTCCAGTAGTCGTATTGTAGGCGGGTTTATACAGGTCTACAAGTTCGAATATTCCGAGTTCATTATCTATTCCATCTCCTAATTGGAAGTACACAGGATTGGCTAGAGAGAACTTCAATGTGATGTAGTCCTCCTTCATCAATAAGAACTTGCGCTTGCTTCCCTCATTGATAGGGGTAGAAAAGCGAGGATTGCCGGATATGTCTTTGATGTCTATCATAAGTTTCGTACACCTTCATACGATATTCACCACAAAAGTAATATTTTTATTTGAATAACAAATAAGATATCAATACTTTCTATTCGTGGGATCTGGCTCGTTTAGTTTTAATACGAATTTTCCTATACCTTGCATAAATTGACTAAACTGACTACAAGATAAATAGATAGTCCGATACAAGATTGTCGGTTGGTATTTAGTCCTTATTTCCAAAACACCATTATCCAATTCTTTACAAAAATTTTCATATCTCACAAAAAAGACATCTCTGTCAGGAGCAGTAAGATTAAGTTGCAATGTTAGATTACGCTCATCTTTCCTCACACCATCAGTAAGCACAGACTTTCCATGATTCAAACGACTGACATTCTCTGTAAATTCCTTGTTAGGTGCAGGTGTCATTAACGCCGACAACGAAGTGTCGTCCATGCTTATGCCCCAAGTAGTATAAGCATCTTTCCCATTTATAAACAATTCTCCTTTCATATTAAATGGCTTTCTCTATATTCTTATTAATACTATCAAGTTTGATAGAAAAACCGTCAAGGATTTTCTTTGTATATCCTAAGATGTCTTCAAGATAGCTGTTTGATGTTATCATCAAATTCTTTATTTCTATAAGCGTTATGCTATTGTTATTCACAGAGACAGACAGTATATTGGCAACAGAAAGCATGGAAAGCATAGCATTCTTTATTTCCTCTCCGGCAATTTGCAAGGCTGTAAAACGTCCGTTAAGCTCTTCAATTGAATCTTGCGAAGCTGCGGCAAATCCCTTCTTTGTGGACTCTTGGGAAGAAGATGTACTACTCGTATATCCGGTTACCGCAGCGATTTCATCACGAATTTTCATGGCTTCTTCAACATATTGCATATACTCATCCTGCAAATCCTCCCTTTCAGTTTTAGTCAATTCGTTATCTTCCATCGACTTACCAAACTTATTCCACCATGCCTCCAATTTCTCGCTATACAATTCACCAATTTTGTTGGAAAGCATTGCACGCATAAAATATTCAGCAATATTGTCGGCAGCATCTTCTGCACTTGCATCCATATCCATAAGAGTGTCAATGAAACTATCATACATAGACTCGAAGGATATCCCGGTAAGACCTTCATACAGCTTATTGGTGAGCTCTTCCATCTTCCCTGCTTGATTGATATAATCATTTAGCTTTTCAGTCAGACGACCTCCATAATTACCTTTTCCTGTATTCTGAATCTTCTCCCACATATCAACATTACTGCGTAGCATTTTCATTTCTTCAGGAGAAAGTGACCATATATCACCATTCCAATTCCGACCAATCTGACTGCTTAAACGAGCTATTTCTTCTTGATTAAACCCATCCCAATAATAGTTCCAGCTATGATGGGAGTTGGAATATCTTGCCTGTTCTTGTGCAATTTTCTTATAATTTTCCTCTGTTTCTTTTTGTAATTTTTTTGCATCAGTATATGCAGTAACAGATTTTGTTCCTTTACTAGCTTCCATTACATCCGTCAAATCCTCAATGGCAGTTTGCAACGTTTCGTTACGATCGGTAAGTCGATCAATGGCTGCCTCTACTTCTTTCTTGTTACCACCGATACCAAACCATGAATTGAATCCACCAAACGTAATTGTGTTAAGGATGTTACCAATACCGCTACTTAATGATTTGCCGATAGTGACAAACAAATCTCCAGACAAAACATCGTTCAAAATACCACTAACCGCATTGAATATGGAATCAAGTAAAGTTCCAACAAAATTACTCAACCCGTCCTTAAAAACGTCTATGATTGATATAATCCAACCTATAATTGGAACTTTATCTAGTTTGCTGGCAAACTTTTCCATAGCTCCTCCAGCTCCTTTACCTATTTGCAACAATCCTTCGTAGGCGTTTTTAATTCCTCCAGAAGCTAGTTTTTGTAACCCACTCGTTACATTTTCCATATTAACCTTTAGAGCTGTTGCAGTGTTAGTTAGGTTTTGTTGAATTTCATTAGCAGCACTTGTTTGAGCTTGGACGTTCATAGATGCTGAATTTGCATTTTGTTGGGCTATCTCAAGGGTATTTTGAGCTGCTTGTTTTTCCTCTTCTGTACCGTTCTTTAATGCCTTAGTGTAATCATCTTGGGCTTTGGCTAACTTGTCATGAGCCATAGTCTCTTCTTCAATAGCAGTAAGACGATTTTGTTCGGCTAATTGATATGCTTTTATGTCTTGACCTAACTTCTTGAAGTTTAAGCCACCAGCTCCGCCTAAAGATTGCTCCATTTGGTTGATGGCATCAATCAATGCTTTTTGGCTGTCTTGGTCTGAACTTTTAAACTTATCTGTTTGGATGTATTTCTTAGCTTCTTCAAGCGCAGGTTTAATCATATCATTAAACATACTCCCAAATTCACCAAATACAGTTACCCAATCTATATTGGCTTTTATAGCTTCAGTTTCCTTGTTTTGTATGGCAACGTCACGTTGCTTCTCCAATAACTTAACTTGCGCACTATTTGCTCCACCTTCTTCCTGCACTTTCTTTATCTTCTCAGCATATTCTTGAGTAATAGCTAATTTTTGCTGCTGAAATGTACCATATTCTTTCAAATAGTCGTTCAAAGCTTGTTGTTCTGCTTTAAGCTGCTCTTTGGTCACGTCAGCAATATTTTTATCCCTTTTATTCTCGGCATTAGTGTAACGGGTTGAAATTTCCAAAGCCTGTTCTTGTGTCAATTTTCCACCTTGTCTTTCGCTTAAATCTTTTTCATGCTTTTTGATTGCATCCAGCTCCTTTTGATAGTCCAAATCAATCTGTTTCAGTCTCTTCTCCGTTCCCTCTTCCATAAGGCTGATTTCATCCTGTTGGTTCTTGCGACGGAGAGACAGGAGTTGTTCGGAAAGTTGTTCTTGTTGTTTTTTCTGCTTTTCAGCTTCTTTCTTGGCTTGGTTTTCTTGTTTGGAGAGAGAGCTGCCAGTTACACCTCCAACGCTTCTGTATTTCTTTTCCGCTTCATCTTTTTTGTCAGTAAGCTCCTTCAATTTTCTTTCGTACTCAATCTCGGTCAAAGAGTTATTTGTATTAAGGAAATCATCAAGTTCTTTCTTTGCAATAAGATATGCGTTCTTATATTTCTCACTCCATTCCTTACCTGTGTTCTTTTCTGTTGATCGTGATTTTTGCTCTGTTTCAAGTGCGTTTTTAATGGTTGATAACTGCTGTTTAGAAAACTCTCCACCAAGTTCCGCAACAATGGCAATAGCATTATCACCACTCTTTCCGAGTGCTTTTAATGAATTGTTGATTCCATCAATGACAGAAACAATATCTTCATTTTTCATATCTTTGATGTTACCAAGAAATGAAGTCACATCATGGCTGGCAACTTTTGCTATTGCTTTGTTTACAATCTCTTGTTGTGCTTTGATTGCATCGTCTACATTATCGGTAGCCCAACCGTTACCGTCCATATCTACCAAAGATGTAGACGTCCCGTTCTTTCGTACTCTTTGGTAATATTCTAACTTACTTTTAGCTTCTTCAAGTATTTCAGCGTCAGATTTCTTAGCACGGTTATTATCTTCTTCCGCAATAAGTTTCTTGTACTTAAGAATGTCTTTTAAATATTCAGCTTCAGTAAGAAGATTATTGAGAACAGTAGGATATTCAGATTTCAACGCTTCAAACGCTTGCAGCCTTTCTCCCTCTGATTTGGTACTATCATCTATTGTCTTGATCAGTGCGTCAATCTTTTCTTTGTATTCATCCTGTTTCTTCTGCTGTTCATCAATAGCTTCATTGTACAAACGAGTAGCTTTTTCTGCTTCTGTTTCAGCAGTAGCAACCTTATAAATAGCAAAGGCAAGACCTGCAAATGCACCTATTACAAGAAACAAAGGGTTAGCCATAAGTGTTGCCCACATACCTTTCAGAATGGCAGTTAGTTGAATGGCGGCAAGCTTCATGATGTTCATTGAAGCGGTATTGGCATGGTTTGCAACGGTGTTCGCTTGAACGGTAACGGTATTCAATGCTTCTGATGTGGTTTTCTTCTTGGTAGCAGCATCATTCAATGCTTTCTGTGCTGAATTTCGGGCGATAGCGGCAGATTGAAGTTCGGTACTTTTCTCAGCAAGCTGTGTGCGGTATGTATTAGCGAGTTCGGTGTTTCCTAAGTCTTCAGCACGTGCAATCCAATCATCCATACCATCAACAGCATCCTGTGCGGCTTGCAACCTCTTTTCTGCAGTAGTGGCATTAAGCAGTGCATTGGTATATTCTTTTTCAGCCAATGTATTCTGCGCTTCAAGTGAGGATATTTTTAAAGCGAGTTCTTCACGAAGCATAGTTAGTTCGGCTGCTTTACTTTCTTTTAACCTGCCACTGGCAACAGCTGCTGCGATATCAGCATTTTTGGATTCTTCCTTAACTACTAATAAGGATCTTAATCCTTCAATCTCAGCATCGACTTTTAACGTCTGCTCAGCTCCTTGCAAGGCGGCAGTAGTCATGACGGCAGCTTTGTACGTACCATAAGCAATGGCGGCGGATTCTATAGCAATGGCAACCTCCTGCCAATGCTCAACAAGATAAGATGCGCCAGAAAGTGCACCATTGATTATACTTTCATTTTCCTTGCCTATCTGGTTAAACATGGTAGAGATTGCATCCTCAATGTTACTTATCTGCCCGGTGATAGTTTTTGATTGAGCTTCCATTAGTCCACCAAACTTACCTCCTTCATTGGTCATGGATTCAATAGCTTTCTGTACTTCTGGGAAACCTATTTTTCCGGCAGTAACCAATTCTCCAACTTTATCTTTAGCAACACCGAACTGTTTGGCAAGCTCATCAGCAAGAGGAATACCACGACCTTGGAATTGTCGTAGGTCCTGCGTGAATAACCTACCTTGCGTCATTGTAGTTCCATACAGCCAAACAAGGTCATTTAAAGGAATCGAAAGCCCAGCTGCAATATCTCCCAATCTGACAAGAGTTCCATTTACATCTTCTGCAGCTGTGCCGTAAGCAAGTAATTGCTTAGCACCATTGGCTACACCTTGTAAGTCGAATGGGGTGATAGCAGCAGTTTTAACCAATTGTGACATTAATGTATCTGCCTGTTCCTTACTACCAAGCATAGTATTGAAAGCAACCTCTAATTGCTGGAACTCACCACGTACACGGGTTATATCACTTACGAGTTGTTTAGCCCCTAAACTGACACCAAATGCAGCGGCAGCGGTAGTCATACGTCCAAACATTTGTTCAATGCTCATTCCGCTATCCTCTATCTGCTTAGAAGTGGATCGCACTCCATTTCGCGATTCCTCCAACTTGCGAAGGAGATTTGAATTATCTCCAGTTATGTCAAAATGCAATCCTGCCATAGTCTTTTCGATTTATTGGGTATCATGTAGCGTCACATGATTTATGTTCTATTTTTCTTGTTGTAAAATTATAGCCCCCGTGATTTTTCTGACAAATCAATGGAAAAATGTTCTATTTACAATATTTCAATCACTAAGAATCTTATTGATCAGTTCTTCATTTCTATGGTCATCGGCATTAATGTATTCTTTATCATCAAAGATGTTTAGCTGTTTTCTCTCTTCCGCATTCAAATAAATGGCGGTGATTGCATCAGCCATCAACATTCTAAGATTGATATGACTGATACCCCATACAACATAATCCATCGTCCATCCGTAGCGTTGACAGGCAAAATCAATCAACGTTCCATATACACTATTACCACCAAAGGTAATACTTCCGTTATCTTTCTTTATGTCTGCAATACGCTTTCGCTCCTTTCGCTCCTTGTCTATACCGAAGTAACCGATATAAGTTTCCAGATTATCACTCGTCAATATGAGCACAAGCAATGTAGCGAGTTCTTCCAAATCCAAGTTTTCACAGAAGAAATCAGCACGTTCGGCGATCTTAGTATTGTTGAATATGTCTTTCTTCCTGTTGAATGTGCTATATGATAATATCCGGCAGACAATGTCTTTTTTTGTATTGCACAGTCTTATAGCTTCCATATAAGGATTGGCAGCTACAATCTGCTGGTTGGCATCTAATTCTTTGAATAGTCTTGCAAGCAGATAAGTTTTCCCGAGTGTCGGAGGATAAATAAAAAAAGACCGACTACCAACGTTAAAACCAGTTGGTCTCTCCATAACGGAATCGGCAATATCCATTTCTATGCATTCTTTATTTTCCATAACGAATAAGTATTAGAGCGGAATAATGGATTCAAACCATTGCTTTATACTTGGATAGCATACGTGCTGTCACTACACAAATTCCGCATAATACAGGTTTATCCTCCAACCTGCAAAGGGCGTCTTTCCGCTTGTCGATTATTCTACTGAAAACTTACCCACCAGAAGAAACAGTATATTTAGCTGTAATCTCCACAACCTCTCCTTCTTTGATTGTAGCAGAAGTTTGGGTAGGTTTCGTTTTACCAGTCACATCCTTGTATTGGATTGTAACAGAACCCTTCGGTGCGGTTACTTGCACACCGCTATTATGCCAGTCTGTTTCAGTCGACAGTTTCCATGCGCCAGCACCACCATCATCGGAGATGATTACTTTAAGGCTGCCGGCACCATTAAAATTTACGACTTCATGTTTTACTTGATTCCCGGATGCAGGTTTCAATACGTCAACAGTATACTTTATCTTAGTACCGTTTTCAGCATCCCACGTATCTTCTGCAGATAAAACGCATCTGTCAATAATAATCCCTTTGAGAGTTTTCTCTTCTGGTTGAAGTTTCAAAACGTACTCACCTTCAATAACACCGTCAACATCCTCAACAGGTTTCTCACGACCTTCACCCATTCTGATTTCAAACTCCATAGCATAGGTGTTGGCGTTGTATTTAACAGCTTCATTCTCTCCGCCTTCAATTTTGGCTTCTTTCTTTGTCCCTTTTGTAGGTGTCAACTTTGTTGAGTTTTCTACAGGAGTAGGAATATCAATCCATGTGGTAGGTGTAGCACCATTTGCGCCCAACTTACCGATTTTAATTGTGGGTTTTCCCCATGTTAGTTGCATAATCTATTATTCATTTACTTGTTTATACAATAGCTTATTATTAATGAAGTGTTCGTTTTTCCCATTCACTTCAAGCACCCTTTGTTTAGCAAGCGTGAAGCGGTAGCTTTCTCCACGCCCTACTTCAAGAAGAGTATAGGCAATGTTGCACAACTCGCGCAAGCGTATGGATTTCTCTTCCGCTTGACCGTCTCGCATATCATCAGGAACGTAGATATTCACATTCACGAAAGCTTCTTGCATTTGACCGGAACCATTATCGAGAATGGATATAACAATGTCTTCCTTATCTGAATTGGCAGGTCGCCCTGTCTTCTTCAACTTCCCGGTAACAGCCTTTTCAAGGGCAGAACCTTTGATGAACTTGTAAATGTCATCCTTGATTTCAATGTCAGACTTCATCATGATACGATTTGAGTTTTAAGTTTAGCCATCATCTTAGGCATTTCTTGTCTTGCAAACAGTTCTGCGGATGCGAGAACATTCTTGTTATCCATAGCTTCCACAAGTTCGGCATAGTTCATTCCGGCAACAACAATAAGCGCATATCCACTTGTGTACTTCTTTGCAAGTTCCTGCGCAAGTTCTTTGCCTTCCTTTACACCATCGCTGCCTTGCTTCACTTGATTAAACTTTGAATACGTAACTATCTTCCCATCACGAACAATAACATAGCCAATAGAACTACGCAAGTTTCCAGACTGGTCATACCAGCTTGATTCCTGCGGTCTGTCCTTCGCTTCAATAACGCACATCTCGCCAAGAAGGGAAAGCGCACGTATAGTTAGCATATCGGCACGTTCTATCTCTGCTTGGATGGCAGCGTTAATCTCGCTCATGGGAGTAGTCATTCTTATACCCATAGTTTAGCACAAAGTTGATAGCGATGAAAACCTTTCACTTCACATTCACGCTCTATTCCCCCAAGGAGGGAGAGTTTTACCCTGTCACCGATGGCAAACCCACGGCAATCAGCGTCCAGTCGGACAACAGCCGAATACTTTCTTACTACACCGTCCTCAAACTCCCTTTCTTCTGCCTTGCCTGACGGCACATAGCGGCAGGAAATATCACCTTCCCAATGGCTTTCGCCTTCGTGGTAATCTCCATTCTCATCTTCGTAGCCGGGTGTGGTTACAAGGTATTGGAGTTTGTGTGGCCTGTAATCGAGTATCATAGGCTATCTTCCGATGTAAACTATAGGCTGGGGTTCATCGTGAACGATTTTATCCTCTTCGCCTATGGATTGATAGATTGAGTTTGCTATTTTCAAGAGGTTGGATTTGTCATTAAACGAAATGCTTACATCGCCCTCTTGAATGTTCGGTACGGTCACAAGAGCCACAAGACAATCGGCAACGGCACCTTTGAACGGTTTGCTTTGCAGGGTATCAACGGTACATTCATCGTCACCGGCAAGTCCCCGCTCCAGCAAACGATTCTCGAAGAAGCCACTACTTAACTTGTAGTGGACTTCATCTTTCAGTACCTGCATTATTGTCTTCATGGCTTACGCAGTCGCTTTTGCGGATTCAACAGCAGCTTTCAGAACTTCTTCCTGTTCGTCACTCAATTCGTTGACTTTTTCAATCAACTTGGCATCAGTAATATTGGAAGGAATGCGGTCACCGGTAATGGACTTCAAAGCAGCGATAACTTCAGGCTTCTTGTAAGTCGTTCCCCAAAGAGTGATTTTTACATCTGTGGTATCTTTGGTTTCTTCCGTAGTGTCAACTTCTTGACCTTCGGAAAAATCGTAAACGTAGATTTGGTCAACATCCTCGATTATCGGAGCTACAAAAGCCTGTCCTGCGGTTACTTCACGCAATGGATTCACCAATGAGTATTTGGAAATCAGCTTGAATGTATCTACAAGCTGATAGATAACATTCTTGACAGGGTTAGTCTGTTCTGCAAGGCGACCGTAAACCAAAGTACCGACTACGTCATTACAAATAAAGATTAAACGGTTTGCGTTCCACGGCTTCTTGGGATTTTTCTTGCCGTTCTCTTCGACAACAACGGAACGATCGATGATTTTGAAGGTGATACCGTTGTTGTCATCAGCGAAAGCTTCATTGAACTTAGTCCCTGTAGGAGTAGGCAGAACTGTTTCAGCGGTAAACGACTGACCGATATAATTTGCCACAAGTTCCTTGGCGGCTTGTGTCTGACGCAACTTGTCGTAAGCGGATTTAGCTATGCAAATTTCAATAATTGAATTTCCATCCGCATCAGCTTTTTTGATAACACGCTTAATATCTTCAAGAGAAATTTCTCCCTTAACAGTTGCTCCAAAGGTGTTTTCTTTGAAGTAGTTAAAATTAAGGCGCATCAACGCATCCGGATTATCTTCGTCTTTGATGGCTACATATCCATTTGAGAGGGCGAACAGGAAATTGTATTCGTTTCTCTCGTCAATACCAACAGAGCAAGCGACACCATCATTAGCGAGCTTTCCGGCAATCGTTTTAGCATTACCTCCTTGCGCTTCCATAACATTGATATTATTGATGTCTGATTCTTTTAAAATCTTAGACATACCAATCTTCGGAAGCTTACCGTTGGCAGATGCAATGCTGTCACGGCTCTTGATGGGAAGTTCAGAGTCAACAGCCACAAAGTCAGCAGCCACATACGTGGTATTCACGCTGGTGCTTTCCCACTTGTTGTCGGGAGAATATTCTTGGCGCAACATGGCATTCTCTCCTTTATGAAGGTAAGTAAGTTTACTATTTCTCTTACCGTTTACCTTCTCAATCAATCGTTGCAGTTTAGGGAAAAACTTAGCAACATACGTTTGAAATAATGATTCATTCATAATCTAAAATTCTCCTTTCTTTAATCGTGTTTGAACACCAATGTCGGAACGGCAGTCTTTAACGCAGCCTTAATACTCTCGATAGAGAACGGGCTTGCCACATCGTTCACCTCACCGTTGTACATGATAGCCACGAACGGCTCTTTTACTGACTTGGTGGCTACCGCCACACCTACATACTCACAATTTGACGGCAATGTGTCGTAATTGCCATCTTTTACGGGCATGGGCTTATACACGTCTTTGTTAGTGTCGTGGATAATCACATGACCGGCACGGATATACTCTTCGGTAAATCCGGTTACATCAAGCACCTTGCCGCCTTGAATACCGGCGATATGCTTTCTGATTACAATCGGGTCGTTACCAAACCCGAACGATTCCATAGAACCTACATCTACTACACCCATTTTTTGATTACTTTTTAGTTGTTAAAACATACTAGCCATTTCGTCAATTTCGTTGTCACTGAATGGCTCGTTTTCTTTCGGCTTTCCTCCTCCGGCGGCAGGCGGTGTCACCACAAGCCCTGCATCCGCGCGTTCTTGGTTGTAAGCCTTCAAATCCTCTTGAACTTCGGAAAGGAAATCGTCAAACTCATCATCATTTTCAAAGCTCATCTTAGAGAAACTTTTCAATGTACGAGTACCGAATGTGCCGGAATCTTTCAGAATGGCTTCGAGCTTGGCTTTTCGGGTAGTTGTTGTCTTTTCACCCTCTAAAGCAGAAATCTTTCCCGTTAAAGTCTCGATGGTCTGCATCATTCCTTTTGCCCAATCGGGAGCATCGTCTTTCTTTTCTTCGTCTTTGGGATTTTTCTTGTTTGAACTCGACTGGCGATTGTTGGGATTTGACGGATCATCGTCATTATCGTTATCGAGTTCGTTATCGTCGTCATTCTTCTTGCGATTTTCCTCGATTACTCGATTAGCAAAAGACTGGCTGACTTGGAGGTAAGGGAGAACTGCATCAATCTGTTCGTCAATTTCTGCATTTACATCCTCTTCGGAGGCATCTTCTTCGGAGGTTAGATTGTCGGCAATCTTGGCGGCGACACTCATCAACTCCTTCTTGTTGAACCCGAACGCCTTCATTTTCGGTTTCAACCTTACAAAAACTTGCTGTTTTCTGTTCATTGCGAAATGAATTTAAGTTATTAAAAACGAAATAGCCTGCGCAGCACACATGCCAGCAGACTATTCCGTAGAACTTAAAAACACCTTTTTGAGCAATGGTTTTCACGACAAGTTCTGTGGCATGTAGCTTCACATGCTTCCGAACGCAAATATACACAATTTATTTGTTTTTCAAATAAAATCGCGTATATTTTTAGAGATTAATGATTGATTTACAGCATTCCTTCATCTCGGAACGAATAATAGTCGTTTTCAGTTATGATTATACTGTCTGTCAGCTGAATATCAAACAACTTTAGTGCATCCTTCATTTTCTGTGTAATGTTCTTATCATGCACGGACGGTTTATTACTTCCTGAAGGGTGATTATGTACAAAAATAACTCCACTTGCTAAGCTGTCTATGGCATACTTTGCGACAATCTTTGTATCTACCAATGTACTTGAAACTCCATCCTGTGAAATCTTAGCCCACGCAATGGCATTACTGACATTGTTCAACATGATAATGAACGAACTTTCGTAAATGAGCAGGTCTTCGTGATAGAAGTTTCTTGCATACCGTGAAGCATCATCCGATGAAATGATTTTCTTTTGTTCAAGATTGCCTTTTGTGGCTGATAGTTTGTATTCAATTGCTTTCTTTTCCATTGCTCTGCTTTTTAAAGAACTTCAAAATCTATTTTGGCGATTACGTTGTCTATGCTCTTTATTTTCTCAACAAACTTTTCGCTTGCGGTAAACTCAACTGAGAAGCCATCAAAATTGAATGGGTGCATATAAGCTACTAAGCAGCTAACTAATCTTTGGCAATACACTGATGTTCTGTAAGTTTTCATAATCTTTCTCCTGTTTTTAAGTTATACTTTGCTTTTCTTTTATATAGCTAAGATACTGATTTATAGGGATATATGCAAATATAAGCAACTGATTAACAATGAGTTAAACAAGGTTTAACAAGCAATCGAATCCACGAAAGTTCATCGAATCCACGAAAGTTAATCAAAAAAAAGAGCGACCGAAGCCGCTCAAATCACATGATAGTTATTATATTATTCTTTAAGATACCTATATGCCTTTAGGTACTTATTCAATCTTACGAGGTCTTTTTCTGTCAATTCACTCAGCCGGGTGATATCCATATTATCCTCCAAGTCGTGTATCTTGACTTGCCTGCCTATTGGATTTAATCGGGAGCGTTTTATGAAATCTTCATAGCTTTCATCTTTGTTGCGGGTGACAGAGAGGATAGCATCCACTATATTGCGAGGAAAGCCTTCCATCAGTAAATATTCAGCGGTAACTTCCGTGTCTTCTATCGTATCATGCAGCAGAGCAACAATGCGCTCATTGTCATTATCACATCTATTTGCAACACGTATTGGATGGAAGATATACGCTTTGCCAGCTTTGTCAACTTGATAAATATGCGCATCTGTTGCTATTTGAAGTGCTTTTTCTAATAAAGAATCAATACTTGTCATATTCATGTTTTGAAATTTCCTTTCCTCCAAGGACAATACCGCAAACGGTTTCATTTGATTGAGGTACTTCCATTTCACTCCGTCCCTTGTGCTTGATGTAGGATTTTGTATTATCTCCATCATACACAAGACGAATGGCAGCTTCCTCAAAATCGTCCAACAGATAAACCGTTTCGCCGGATATTAGCTTGTTTCTTAATATACTTTGTTCCATATTTATATGTAAAGATAGTGATTTTTATTGGAAATTACTGTAATAATCAACAGATTTTTTAGCTATTTCTATCGCTTTTTCGCTTGCCTTATCAAGCACTCTCCATTGTTCGTAATACTTGTGCCCTAATCCTCCTTCTATTCCAGTTTGCGCATAGATTTCGTTCCATAGCTTCTCGCCTAATATGCGTTTGGCATAAACCGGCTCTTCCTTCGCGTAAATCATCTTGGCAGTATTCACCTGTATTTCGGCGATAAGTCCGTTAGATGTTTTGATGTTGACAATATTACCGCTATACCCCATAAAGGATTTAGGCTCCTGTCTTTTCAACCTTATAAAAGATTCATCAATGGATAAATCCTTGAGTGTGTTTTCTATATCCTCCTTTGATACAATAATAGTCGTTCTAACCGCATCCTTAATATCGTATGGAGTTATCCCTTCTGTGGTCACCTTTCTTATTATAGAGGACGCACTTTTGTAATTTATCGGAGTGACAAATCCATTATTCCTATTGGCGATATGTTCTGCAAAATCTTGAACCTCATCGCCAACGGCTTTAGCTTTCAGAAGAATCTCATCGACAGACTTTTCTAACGATATTTTATTTAGCGCAGATTTGTTGTTCAGCAAAAAATACGGCAGCGTTCCACTTCTTTTTGCTTCATTGATTCTTTGTTGGTTAGATAGAACCCACTGCTTGAATCCATCCGGCACATCTTTCACCCCATTCACACTTTCAGTCGTAGCGGCACTTCGCCCGTCCCATGCCCAAAACTCTTCCTCTGTTTTGAGGATGGGGATTTTATAACAAAGGTCATTCGGGTGCCAGCCAGTCCAAACAAAGTCTTTAGGGTATTTCCCTGCAAGCATATCGCATATATCGCCATGAGGCATACGGTGATGATGGCTACCACTCAACTTGATTTCATAGCCTACAACAAAGTCCATCTGCTTCCAGCGTTCATTTTCCGCTGTCCGGTAAGCCATGTTGATTTCAGATCGTGCCAGTCGGATGGAGCGGTACTCGCAATCCAGTAAATGCTTCGCACTACCATACTTCTCTTTGTAGTCTTTTTGCAGCGATGGGAAGTCAAGCAGGTATTTGGAGATTTGTTTGCTCAACGTGATGGCACTTGTGCCTTTCTGAATGGCGCATGAAATGGCGGCTTCCAGTTCTTCTTTGTAGATGGTCGATTGGTTCCAAAGTTTATCTGATATATTAAAGCCCTTATCCTTTCTGCTTTGAAAAGCTTTCAACACATCGGAGTTTGTCTGATACAGCACCGTGTACTTTTTCTTGTCCACAATAGCATCGTATGCTTGCAGCACCTTATCAGCCATCAAGTCCTGCACCTCGTTACTATTCTGCCATTCTTCGGACGTTCCTCGATAAATGACAGTATGAATATCATCTACGAACTGCATCTGAATATCGTCTATCTGCTTCCTTGTTTGAGGATAGTCAGCCCACTTGAACGGCTTGTCACTGTCAGCGGAGTAATCGGTACGTGACACGGCTTTGGCGGCTTCCAAGTTAAGGGTATTGTAGATTTGCTCAACAAGGGCAACATACCTGTTCAGCCGGTTGTTGAGTTCCTGATACTTTTTCTTCTGGTTGGGGATTTTAGGCTTTGCCATACACTACTTCTTCTTGAACTTGTCACATATATCTCTATTCAAAAACTTACTCCATTTAAAGAAAGGGCAACGGCACATAAAGAACTCGCCTTTCCAATCTTTTTCGTGCCAGTCGTAACTATGCGCACAATCCCGGCAATGATAATTGGATTGTGGTATTACTTTCTTTGCCATTATTCTTTCTTGATATAGACTTTGATTTCACCGGTAACATGAAGTTCGTCACCCACCTTTTCAACGGAGTATTCTATCAGCCCTCTTTGGCTAATGGAGTTGATGATAGACTGGCGTACTTCGTTCTTAAGCTCCCTGACAAGCATTTCATCGGCTTTGCGATTGGACCAGCCTTCATCGAGTTTCATCTTCTTGCGGTAGTCCTTGATTTCTTTCTTTGTGCGACCAAGGCAGATACCAAGCTTCTTCGCTTCGTAGTTATCAACTCTTTCAATGCTGCTCAACCGTTCTTGCGGATTGATTTTGTCGGCTAACTTGATGAGCCATTTGGATATTCTATTTCTCATACTGATACTTGATTTGATGAAACGGTAGCGCAGTTACCCACGCTACTGTTTCTGTTTTTCTATTACTGTACAATCTCCCAATCTTCGGCAAATACATCACTGATAGACGGAACCCATGAATCTGCACGCCCAGTATTCTCGTTATAGATAAGACACTGGCTTGTATAGTCGATGAATCCCTTTCCTTTCAGAATAAGGTCTTTTGCTGATTGCGGAAGTGATTGCATCTTAGGAATAATGTCGCTTTCAATATGAGCAGGCACTTGCTTGAATACCATCAACCCTTTGCCGTTCCAGCCAGCTCTACGGATGGCAAGACCAAATTTTAATGCTTGAATAGCGATACCGAAAGACATTCTTTTAATTGATACATCTTCCGCAATATTAGCCGCAATATTGATACGGCAGCTTAAAGCCTGCAAGTATCGTCCCATAAGTTCACGCTGCAAAGAGAGCAAGAAAGCAGGATAATCCTCCTTAACCACTTCACGGAACTTTTCTGAATCCACAAATACAGCGCACTTCTCAAACCGCTCTATGAGTTCTTTATGCTCTATCATCAAACGGTCAAGGAAAGTGTCAGCGCATTTATACGCTTCCTCAAACGATTCGGCAGGCGACCAGCTTTCGTAACCGTCCTTATACTTCACATGGTAGCCAGCCTTGTCCTTTTCGGCTTCGGTAGGCACTCTGCCAGCTTGCAGTAAGCCTTCCTCAAACGCTTCACCCATTGTCATAGGTTCGGCTTCAATCTGTTTTGTTCCAATGTACTTTTTCATTTCAATAAATTTTATATGATTATTCAGCACCTTCAAACAAGCTATTCACCCTTGCTTGCGATGCGATTTTATCTTCTTCTTGAATTTGTTTGAGCGTAGCTTCCGGGTCGTTGGAATATCCGGCTTCCCGAATCGTTTCAAGTTGGCTCTTAATGGGCTTACCGCCATTCTGTTTGATAAGCCGGTCGGTCATGGCGGTTTCATCGTTCTGTATGAAAGGAGTGATAATGTGCTCCACTTCCACATTGTCGATTTCGTCTTTCCACTCGGTATTCATAAATTTCAGGAACTCCTTTATCACGCTACATTCGCGCTCGAAGAACTCTATCCATGTACCGGATTCATCACCAATCTTCAAATGCGCATCCGATAACATCATCTGCCTTGCGTCGAACCCGATATTGCCAAGACTCTTCATGTTCTCAAAAGAGAGGTCGGGCATCTGCCCCTGCATGAAGAATAGTTTGAGCAGGGTTTCTACATGGTACTTCAATGCTTCGATGGCTTGGGTCCATGAAACATAAGCGACATCACCGCCGTTTTCCAGCCGGAACAATCTGCGTGATTCACCTTTATCCTCATCACCGACAAGCTTGCCCGAAACCTTTAATACCGGTGCCGAGTTGTAGGCTATCACATCGGAGTTACGTGACAGGGTATATTCTATCTCTTCCCGGATATGAGTAAGCCCGTGATAGATGGGTGCAGGACGAAAAGCGTATGCACCGGGTATCTTCATTATCTTGATGGGTTTCGGCTCGGATATAGCCATCCAATCACCATCTTGTTGCTTCCACTTGTAATGGCGATCGGCAGTGTAGGTTTCAAAGAAAGTCACTTCCTTATCCTTGATTTTCTTCTTGTACTCAAAGGACATGGCAAGCATATCTCCCATTTCGTCAAGTAGAGGATAAAGTGACACCCCATCCATGGGTGAATAAGTCTTGCATTTCAGCTTGTACTTGCTTGTGAAGCCATACAGGGAGTTGGGCTTTTCCACCGCATACCAAATGGTGAATATCTCGCAGGAAGCGAAGTAAGCGTTGCCGCGCCTGATATTTTCGCTGTTGATTCGAGCATACTTGTAGATGGCTTCAATGGCTTTTGCTATCTGCTGGCGTTTGTCATTCTCTTCTGCATTATGGTAAACACGTCTGATGGGAATAGCAAACGCAAATTCGGTGGTGCGCTTAGTGAGCAGCTTTTCCAGCCCCAAGTGAATACGTGAGGCACGCTCCAGTGTACCGTCAGATTTAACCTTGTCTTTACGATTCTCCTTGTCGTTAACGATACGGTGCCGGGTAGGTTCGTAGTCATTCAGTAGCTTGCTCCATTCAGGAACCTCTACTGATTTTTCTTTCAAGTCACTGATAATGTCAGCGACGGGTCTTGAACTATCAAGAATAGTGGTGATTTCGTCCATTATTATATTGAGGTTGTGCGGTGCAGCTTCACACCGCTTGGTTTAATTATTGTTGAAATAGCTGAGGGGTATATTTCTTTTGATACAACACTCTGAGATAATCGACAAGCGATTCATACGACCTTATAAATCCCTCGTTAATCAAATCTGACACCTTCTTTTCAAGTTGCCATAACTCACGTTGCTTGGCTTCGTCCCCGTGTTTGTTCCGCATCATCTTCTCGTGCTGATTGAAAACAACCCAATTCAAAGCCTCTCCAATTTTCTGCATGGCTTTTGGCATAAAATCCTTGGGTACTATCTTTTGAATGACAGAACCAAGTTCACGGTATGCGTCACCTGCTTCATTGCGGTAGTGAATCATTTCGTCGTAAACAAAACGTAATACCTTTACTTCAAAAGTTGGATTTATCCACATGGCAAATTTGATAAAGAGTAGCGGATGCATCCAAACCTTATCAGGGGTTTTACCTTCTTTTGTATTTCTACCTTTTATTTTTATAAGTAGTTGGTTTTCACCAATGTCGGTTTTTGACCTATGGCTTTCATCTACTGCAAGAGCTTTTAAAAACTCATTTACTTTCGGGCTGTCGATAAATTCTGACATTCTCCTTCTCGGATTTCCTTCAACATTGTTCCATTGACGGAGAAGTTCGCTTCCGTCAAAGTAGCCATCGCTTGTGCGTTGCATTGCTGAAAGATTATCAATGTACCGCACCATTTCTTGGTTTGTTTTCATAAGGTGGTTCCGTACTCCTTCATACGGTGATTGGTTCTACATGATATTGCTCCAAAAAGAAACCGGGCAGCGCAAAACGCACTACCCGGCAACGTGAAGGAGCACGTTAGCATTAGATGCTATGATGCAAAGATAAATATTTTATTTGAAAAACAAATAATATAAAGCTATTTAAGTGGAATATTGCAAAGAACTTCCTGAGCACAATCACCTTTCAGATAGTCAACTGCGATAGCTTTAGACTGAGCGGTTTTCAAATCGTTGTACCTATTGAAAGACACATCGTTATTCCGAAGTATTTCCAATGCCTTGGTATATCCTTCCTTTACCGAAGCATTCACAAACTTGTTTATCTTCTTCTCCAGCAGTCTTGATTCTATCTTTCTGATGGTATCGGCAATGTGTTCTTGCTGGGGAACGGGCAACTTCTTTCCTAAGAATATTGCCATACGGTTTAAATCTTGTTGTTTCATTCAACCTAATTTTAAGTTTTACAATTATAATACATCTCTCAAAATCTCTTCATCGCTAACAACCAAATAATCGTGCGGATAGAAGGTGTTTGCAAGTGCATCAAACCAGTCGGGGGAACGTTTGATGCGTTTTTTGATGTCCTCTTTCTTCTCTATGATAATACTGCCATTACTCATAAATGCCCAATGCGTTTCAGTGGCTTCTTCCATTAATTTGTCGCAAGGTGGAAGTGCGGCACCGAAGCCGTTTTTGGGATTCAACCAATCGCGTACTGCCCAAAATAGATATGCTCGCATATTGGCAAAGGTATATTCGCCTGTTATGTCATGCAAGCCGTGTGCGCTTTCGGAGAATTTGCAGGAGAAAGCATTTTTATATCCAAGTTCCTGCAAACGTGAAAACACTCCGGCACCTTCGCCAATGGTATCAATAAAAGCTTTCGCCCCTTTCTTTTCAAGGTGTTTGGTTACCATTCCGGCTACGTGCATGTGGTCTGCCGTTCCTGCCGATTGATGGGCTTCAAATTCGGGAACATAATTGCCGTATCGAGGGCAAAGTACACTATCGTCACGCCCCATGCCGGCAACATCGACACCGACTTTGGCTTTCTTCTTAGGCACAAAGCCTTCCTCTTGTAGCCTTCTCCAATTCTCGTTGGCGATTTCAATCCATTCGTAAGGGATAAGGACATCTTCTGATACCTTCGGGAACATTCCAAGAACCTTTACCCGAAACAAATCATTGGGGCGATAACACTTTCCTTCCCATTCAAAGTCGCCTTCGCCTTCATTAAAATCCGTTTTCTGTATCGGAGAGCACCAGTTTTCTACCTTGTCTTTTACCCATTCGTAGTCCACTTGTCCGGGAATAACATTCTTTTTCTTTACTACGTTTTCGGCATTGAGGGAATTTAGCCTGAACTTAACAAAACGGTCGGACTTCATAGCTCGTGCGGCATACCCAGTAGTTACATTCGGATTGAACACGATTAACAAGCGTGAATTTCCCTGCAAGTTACCTTCGATGGCATTGAATATTGTTTCAGATACACCGGATGCTTCTGTAACAGCAAACATGGTATTTACAGCATGGAAGCCTGACCATGCTTCGGTTGCGCTATCATCAGCCTTAAATCCTGTCAAGAAATACTCTTCATAATTTGTACGAATATCGTCACTAACCAAACGACCGGGGAGTATTTGTGCATTTCTCAACAATCTTCGGATTTCAGGAGTCATAATATTATGTACTTGACGGGCCGTCGGAGCTGTCATAGCAATCTTTGTATTCTTCACAAGCCTTCCTGCGGAATCAAATCGAGGGGTTAAATAGAAGAAGCAGAGACAAGCGCAAGCGGAAACATAATCTTTCCCGCGGCTCGTTCCGCTGGCAACAGCAATCATTCTTTCGTGCTGAACAGCGTCTATAATAGCTTGTTGCTCCTTATCAAGACGCGCCTTTAGAACCTCATAACAAAATAGGTTCCAATCGTTACGCCATGCAATCATTCTATTTAAAGCCTTCTTATGATTATCCATTATTTGCGTATTTCCATATGAAACCATAAGCGACATTTCTCTTGCCGCTACAACATTGGCTTATGTGAGAATGAGAAAATCCAAGCTCACGTTTCACATCATTAATACAATCCCATGTTTTTATCGGAGTTCCATCCAAAGACAGTTGTATAACAGACCTTGCGTGATGGTTTTTACATCCGAATTTACTCTCTGAGTTGCGTTTATAAGAGATTGGGTTATTAGAATTTTCTTTTTCTGTACACCATCTTAAATTGCACACTCTATTATCATCCTTTATAGCGTTGATGTGGTCAATCTGTGGCTTCCTTTCAAGATTTTCAAGAAAAGCATTAGCCACAAGGCGATGTACCTTCATTGTGCTTCTTTTTCTACCGTTATAGAGCCATACCATCATATACCCTTTTTTATCTGGAGATTGCTTTAATATGCGCATACTATTGTACCTATATGGTACAACGCTTTCAGTAACCTTAGGCAAACTCTTAACTCTCCCAAGATTGCTAACTTCATATAGCCCCTCATATCCGGCAACTGGCTTCCACACTTCTTCCATAATCTTACAATTCTTCGGGTTCATCCGGCAACTCCTTCATAAGTTGTTCAAACGGATTAATATTCACATCTTGTTCAACACGTTCAACGTAACCACGCTTCTTACCTTTGGTTTTCAGATAAAAAATGATGGCGGTTAAATCCTCATTATTGATTGCCGAGAGAAGTTTGGACTCAACAATATCAATAACCTCTTCGTTCACTTCTTCGCACTTCTCCTTAAACTTCGGGTCTGTATCAAGCCACTTGTAATAACATGAACGAGTTATGCCTATCTTTTGACAGGCATAAGACACAATCCCTTTAGCTTCTTTAAAGTGCTTCAAGAATAATTCTTGTCTTTCCTTCTTTCCCATAATTTACTCATTAAATATATTATAATTACTTCCAACAGTGGCTGCACTAACTATATCACGTCCAAGATATTTTTTTAATCCATCTTTCCAATAAACTTTTGCACCATGAGTTGAAATTAGGTAGCAAACTCTACCGACAAACAAACGAAGTTCTTCTTTATCCGGCAACTTTCCACCACTCATAAGCCCAATTTTGTATAAATCGCAAAAACCAAGCGTTTGCTCAATACAGGAACGAGACGCCTTTAAATCAATAATAGGTTCTATGCTCGCCCATGTTTTAAATCCAGCTTCATGAAGCATTTTCATTGTCTCAATACGTTCTGTATTGGTCGACGCCCCTGGTTCAAGTTCGTCATGCCCAGTTAGTGTAAATCCAAAAGAGATATAAGCTTTCATTACTGTCGATAAAGACCAGTGGACGGCAGTCCATTTGCCATTCAACTTATCAAGAAAGTCAGCACGTTTTGTTAACACTTTCACAGGGACAAAATTATCGATGCAAATTGATATTGCCTTTCTTGTTAGGTTTATCGTCTCAGGAATAAAAGGGTCACTCGTGAATGTAAAGAACAAACCGTATTTTTGCAACTCCGGCAAGTTTTGCATCAATTCCTTTTCAAATATTTCTATGGCGTGCTTTTCATCTTTAAAACACCTCTTTAACTTTGCTGTGTTACTCCAAACATGAGACATTACACCTCGTTTACAATAGCAGTATGCACAGTCGTTAGAACACCCAGTGTAAAAGTTGCACGCCCAATAGCTATATTCGCCAGCTTTGCCAGACGGATTATAAATAGCTTTTCCGTTAAATTGTTTCTCACTCATCGTCTCTGTTTTTACTTGTTATTCAAAGGTGATTCTTGCAATCTTGTCAAATTGAATCCTATCATATTACCACATGAAGGGCATTTGAAACCGCAAGGCATTGGGTCCATGCGACAATTATATGAACACATTACACAATATGGCTTCCATCCATCATACCATGTACCACCCTTAGCTTCTTTTAATCTAAGGAGCTTTTCTTCGCTGGATAATGCGATGTTATCTTGAACGGTTTCCACCTCTGCATTTTTCATTATGCTAAATACCTTCCTTTAGGTCTTTTAAATGGTGGTGTATTAAAAAACTCTCTCACTTCACTAACGGTAGCGTATCGCCAATTTTCATTTGCAAGAAAACTCTCTCCCTTCGGTATTGCTTCTATATACCCAGCGTCAAAATGAAGATTTTCGTTTACATACGAATGCTTGCAGTAGGCGTAATGGTCTATTTGTTTCAACCTTGCTTTGTCTCTATCGGCTTTCATTTTTGCCTTAATATGTTCCGGCAAGGCATCCTGTGCCGCTTGGTCGAATGATATGCACTTAATTTCGCTCATATTCTCACTATTATTTTACTCTAATCAAATAACGACTGCTGTACACACCCATTTACTATTTCCTTCATCCTCTTTTCGTCTGGGCGTGGAGTAATGTTATTCTTATCATAGAAACCATTCTTCTCTAAGTAGAAAAATCTATCCCAGCTAAGATTATCATACTCGCCTTTGACATACGGAGTGAGTGCTGCCTGTTCAGTTACGATAAACTCCTTTTTGGTCTTTCCAATCTGTTTACCTCTGTGGGTATGGCAATCAAACACATAATCCGGTATTACCATGTGTTGGTTATCATAATTGCTCAAATGCACGATGAGATAAGCGAAATCATTCACATAGAAATCAGAATACCCATACTTAACAACCTTCAAAAGAACGGTTACAGCCTTTGCTACGAAAATAGACGATTTAGGCGAAGTGGAGGGCTGCATATCGTCAGCCTTCTTCAACGCGATAATTTCATTGGTTACATTCTGATAGTTCAGATTGCCGGATATGGTTATAATCCGCTTCCATAGAAATTCACGGTATCTAACCATCAGTTCGTTTGCCAAGTAACCAGCTCTAACATCATCAAATCCAGTTATGGCACGTTCCAGCAATCCTGATACAAGAAACATATCGTGCCCATTCTTGGTGTAGCATCCGGCATAATTGCCTACATATTCATCCTTATCAAACTCGATTCTATCTCTTGAATTGAGAAGGTTGCAGGCGAAATAGTCAGCATCACGATTCTTTCGTGCAGCAAGCAAAATACCAATAGCCTTTTCTATAAACAAGGGAGATTTATTTCTCCAATCTTGTGAATCATCAGCTTGTTTGAGTGCTACAATCTTATTGGTGATTAGGTCGTAACAATCCTCTGCTGAAACGCACAACAACCGTTTCCAAAGATAGCTTCTGTATCTTGGCATTAGCTCGTTTGCGGCATAGCAAGCGTAATCTACGCTACTCCTGCGAATTGCTTTCTGAATGAGGGATGAAACCTCAAACATATTGTGCCCATGCTGGGTGTATAGTGAATTTGCCATATTATAAACCAAAGACCAATTTTATAGTTTTCTTTATCGTAGCAGGGGATGAAATATAACCACTACTTCTCAAAATTTTCTTTTCACCTAATTCGTTGATTGCTAATGTAGCCCTCAAATTAAAGTCTGAATAAACCTGAAATTCATGACCTTTTACTGATACGATTGTTGCTTTCATTTTTATATCTCCTGTTTTTAAGTTATACTTTGCTTTTCTTTTATATAGCTAAGATACTGATTTATAGCGATATACACAAATATAAACAGCTAATTAACAGTGAGTTAAACAAGGTTTAACGGACATATTTCATCAACACTGATACACTTAGGTCTATGCGTAATGAAGTCGTTGGCAACATTGCATCCATAGGCACCAATATTAGAGATAAGAATCTTATCACCGATGTTAGCATAACCGGAATAATCACGATGGATTATGTCATTCTCAATACAGGTGCATCCGTATATCGTAGCGTGTTCAACATAATCTCCAGTATCAGCAAGCACGTTGCATGGAGGATTCTTTGTGTGGCAAACGAACCCAACATCATCACGTTTACAGTCAACAACAAGCATTGTCTTTCCTTTGATAACCTTCTTGCCGATAATGGTTGCAAGCAAAGACATTGAGGTGGAAACTATCGGTGTCCCGTTTTCGGTGATTAGTTGCACTTCTCCATTGGGAAACTCTCTTGCAAATACTTCACCAATAACTTTAGCATATTCCACATACGATGGTACATATTCACCATATTGAGACTTCAGACTATCGTCCATGCGCCCAAACATATTGCCGCCAATATCAACGATGCTGGCTCCAAGTTCCTTCGCAAACTTAACCATCATTTCTGCACGTTTCTTGAAATACGACAGTCCGCGAGCGTAGGAGATATGGCAATGGACGCACTTTACTCTTATCAATCCTCTTCGCTGTAATTCTATGATTTCTTGATAACCTTTGCTATCAACGTCAATTCCAAATCTTGAAACTACGCCATTCCCTATATCGAAATTCAACCTGATTCCTATTGCAATGGGGTGGGCAGATATTCCAAAAAGCGAACCAAGTTCACCTACATTATCAATATTTACTATTCCACCATGATTAGCGCATCGTATCTTATCTTCTGTATCTGGGATTACCCCATTGTAGATAATTTCACAATCTTCAAATCCGCAGTTCCGGGCAAGCTGATATTCAGCAGGAGATACCACTTCGGCATATCCACCAACCTCTCTAACCACATCAATGAAATCCCGGCAGTAGTTCGTTTTGAAACTATACCCTATATTGTAGTTAGGGTAATACTCTCGGAAAGCAGCCATGAAGTCGGTTATATTCCGCTTAAAGTCGCTTTTGTCTGAAATGTATAAAGGTGCGCTTATGCCCAAATCACCTTTTGACATTAATCTTTGCTGTATTTTTTCTAAAATCAAACTCATAATACTTTCCCCATTTATTTTTCATTGCACATCTATATTCGAAATTCCTTTTGGAATCAATCGTTACGCCACCCTTATTGGATGCTTGAATACCATAGCTATGGAAATACTTTGGCAGTAGGACAATCCTATTCATAAGTAATTCCTGCAACATCATATCCACATCGGATATTGCCGGGTCCTTCAAATCATATTTGGCTTTGAGGGCTTTCTTGTTTATCCACCTCACATGACCGGGCATTCCTTTGAAGCAAAATTCCTTGTCATATACATACAGAGCCATTTGCGGATTATCAAAAGCAAGTCCAAGATTCAAGTCGTAAAGTTGCTGACCGATGCGAAGTATTTCATCGCAAGTCCTTTCTTTCCAGTCTGGATAGTTCTCAGCTGTGATGGCAGTGTAATTATCCAAGCGGTAACAGAAATGCTTTATATCATCATCAGCGACAAATATCACGTCTTCCGGGGTGTTCTCGATAATCCAATATAGCGTTGACATGAAGCTATGGACCTTACCTCCACATTCAAGCGTAGCATCTTTAGGGATAACAAGCATATCGTCTATGCCTGCATCCCTATAAGCATCGGCTTCTTCCTCTCTAACGACATAAGTACAGTATTCAAGACAGTTCTTAGTCATTATCTTGTGAGGTCGCTGATACGACATGACGTATATGTTAAACGTAATATCGGGTGTCATAGAACTTCTTCATTTTAAGTCCTTCTTTCATTACGCATTCGGCTGGCACTTCAAAGCCAAGCAACTGTTTGCAGCGCAAGTAAACCATATTGCAACCGGCTTGACGAACAAACGGTAGTGAAGCGTTGATGCGAGGATTGATTTCAAGTAATACAACCTTTCCGTTCTTTTTGAGGATAAAGTCAAAGGCTACATTCCCATCAAGTTTAAGTTCGGCTACAATTCTCGTTGCAATATCATAAGCCATGCTGTTTGGCTGGATTTCCCCATACATGATGGAACCAAAAGCCATCATGTAGCCGACATACCCACAGATACGAGTAACCACTCCTTGATTAGCAAGTACGCTTACAGTATAGTCAAGCCCTTCGATTCTCTGCTGAAGGATAACTTTGTTCTTTCCATTCCCTACTATGGATTTCAGATCGTGGAGCGAAATGTACCTGTTTTCTCCGAACTTGTTGAATAAAGAAGTATCGTTACACTTCTTATCATCCACAACAGCAAAGCCCTTACCTCCGCACAAGTTGTCAACTTTGCAGCAGATGGAGCTATTCTTGTACTTGAACATAGCAGCGAAAGCGTCCACATCGGAAACACCATTAGGAATAACCTGTTTTGGCATTAAGTCGGCATAACAACTGTATAAGGCTATTTTGTTGTTAGCTATTAGCAGACTTTCAATAGAAGACACAGAAACAATGATTCCGTTTTGCGCAAATTTCTCTTTTGCACGAGCCATAATTTCAAGTTCCAATGTTGCGGTCGGCATAGCAATCGAAACATTGTGTTCCTTACAAATGGATATGAGCGTTTCGATATACTCCGGTGCTGTAACAGGCGGCACCACAAAATTTCCGTCCGAAAGTTCTTCGGGTGGAAGATTGGCAGCGACAGAGTTTGCGACATATACCTTTACTTCAACTCCATCTTCATTGTTTCTCAAACAATCTATAACTTCCTTTACGTGGATGGAGCAGCACGTAAGCAGCACATTGAAACTTCTCATATCTTTTCTTTTTTAGGAACAATTTGCGCTTTAATATCATCATACCAAATGGCACGAGCTTTTATCTTTCTCTCTTTAGTAGCATTCTTGGCAACGAGGACTTTCTTATCATCAATACCAAGAGCACGAGTCAAATTCAGATAGTCTATTTCGTTACGGCATACAATCATTACATAGTCGTACTTTTCGTAGCGAATCAGCTCCATGTCTTTAATCTTTGTTTCCTTTGTGTTCAGATTCCCAAGGTCAAGACTTAAATCAATCTTCAAGTCAGCAGTCCATTCAGCAAGTTTGTCCATGTCCCACTCACCGGCATGGGTGTTAGCTTTGATGTTGATTGCCTTCAATTCTGATTCACTGTAACCGATAAGGCGTTTACAGAGCACCTGTGTATCTGGGTTATCCATAAGGATTGAAACACGTTGATGTCCGGATATGATGTTGTTATGTTCATCAATCACGATAACACCAAAATCGCCGAGATTATCAAGTGACTCCTTCAACTTCTCCTTAGCCTTTTTCTTTAACGGCTTGCGAGGGTTCCCGAACTCGGTTTTAAGTTCGGACACCGGCAATTCTATGACTTCTATTCTTTTATCCATTGCTCTTTCTTTATAGTGAATGTATGCGTAGTGGGCCTGATAGCAGGACTTCCTAAATCTTTAAACCCAAGTTTTAAAGCATTCTTCCATGCGGCAACATTATCGGGGTTGATGTATTGATATACTCCTTTCATTTTAGCGATACGGAAAGCGTAGTCAAGGATAAGGCGGTTACATTCATAACCTATTCCTTTTCCCCAATAATCTTTGTTGAGTATGTGAGTGTGCAACTCTCCAAACCCATACGCAGAATTGTTTATTCTATCAATGAATACATTCCCAACGTAGGTGTTATCTGCAAGAACGGCAAATCGAATGCAATCATCGCGCTCAATCTGCTTGCGATAAAACTTTGTTTCTGATTCAAGAGATAAAGGATGGTAAGGACTTTCACAAATAGCAAACTTCCATATATCCTTATCTTTTCGCATCTTCCAGCTAAGTTCTGCATCAGATATTCTTTGGGGTCTTATAGTTACTTCCATAGGCTCAATACATTTTCAATTACATCATCCATATCGTAGTATTTGTATTCGGCAAGCCTTCCACAAAAAATGACATTACTCTGTTTTCTTGCAAGCGATTTATATTTTTCGTACAGCTCGTTATTCTTCTGATTGTTTATCGGATAATACGGTTCTTCCCCATACTTATACGCATTGGGATATTCATGGGTAATTATCGTATTGGGTTGCTTTCCGAACTCTAAATGCTTGTGCTCAATCACACGAGTGTGCGGAACGCTTCTATCTGTGAAATTCACAACAGCATTGCCTTGATAATTGTCTATCTCCAGCAACGTATGTTCAAATCTAAGGCTCCTATATTCAAGGTGTCCTAACGAATGGTCGAAGTATTCATCTATACAGCCGGTATAGAAAATGTTATCTGCAATCTGGTTTAATTCAGTCCTATCGTGAATGTAATCTACACCTAAACGAACTTCGATACCATCAAGCAGCTTGCTGATTAGCTTATTGTAACCGCCTATTGGTACTCCTTGATAACGATCGTTAAAATAGTTGTTATCGAACGTAAACCGAAACGGAAGACGTTTGATAATTGATGCAGGAAGTTCAGTGCATTTGCACCCCCATTGTTTCTCAGTATATCCTTTAATAAGAAGCTGGTATATATCTTCTCCACACAATTTCAAAGCCTGTTCTTCTAAGTTTGAAGGGCTTGAAATGTGGGCAAATCGCTTACGTTGTTCTTCTATCTTATCTTTTGCTTCGGAGGGAGTGCGTACACCCCAAAGCTGATAGAACGTATTTAAGTTGAACGGAAGGTTATACATTTTCCCATTGATGCAAGCGAGGGGCGAGTTTGTAAACCGATTGAACTCAATAAATGAATTTACATAATCCCAAACTTCTTTATTGTCTGTATGGAATATATGCGGTCCGTATTGATGCACATTGATACCTGCTATCTGTTCGCAATAAACATTACCACCCAAATGAGGGCGTTTGTCTATTACGAGACATCTATACCCTCGTTTCTTGGCTTCGTGGGCAAATACAGAACCACTAAGCCCGGCACCAACTATTAGATAATCATATTCTTTTGACATACTATTTGGGTTATGTACAACTTCATACACTTTCTTTGCAAATGCCAGCCGGGCAGATTCCCGACTGGCTTAATGCAAAATTCAATCATCTAAGCTACTTACAAGAACACTTATGCAATCCTTCGGCTTCTTTCAGTCGTGTCAGATGGCAATATCCATCACCCCGTAAACTACATAAGCCTTTTTGTTCTTGCTTTGGCTTTCACTCTAAAGGGTTGTGGTGGTAGCAGGACTCGAACCTGCATGATAGGATTGATGTGGATTGTCAGGTTTTATTTTCAACCTATCTAACACTTAGCAGAGAATTTCACTCTACGATTAACCACACTCAATTAGCGTCTTCCAATTCCGCCATACCACCAAATTTGCACGTCTTTCCGTGCTGTCAACATTATGAACCGCCATGTCATCACCGTCAACAACTGCATGATTTTGCAGAAATCCACCTCGACTGATACCCTTTGGACTTATATGGGTTTTTACCATACTCTCTCAATCTACTACTTTCTTCCATATATCGGTCGTTCCCATCACAACCTCAAATTTCCGAAAGTGGTGCGTTCATTGATACAAGATTGCGGAAGATGAAGGATTTGAACCTCCGAACCGTTTCCGGTTGCCTGTTTAGCAAACAGGTGTAATAAGCCACTCTACCAATCTTCCATAAAGCAAATTGAAGGGGCAGGACTTGAACCTACAATCGGATGATATTCTACGCTGCCAGTCTGTTTACGTCCACCCTTCTTCACCGCTGGCAGGCGGCTACTTAACAATGCCCATTCTGTCACTCCTTCAATTTTGCTGTTTTTGTCAAATTCTGCTTCAAAAATAGCTAATTTTATTTGAAACTCAAATAAAATAGGGTAAAAATTGGGGTTTTATTGCAAATCTCCCCATAGTCTTTTGGCAAGGTCGTAATTCTTCTGCGCTTCATTCACCGCTTTCTTTGCGTAGGTGAGCGTGTAAGAATGTTCACGAGGATATTTGCCTGACTTAACCCCAGCATGATACTCTTTGGCGACCTCTAATTTGTGTTCGTAGAAGTCAATACTTTCCGGCATGGAGAGATTGATGGTATCAGCACGCTTCTCCCAGTATTCGGCTATTCTTTCATGCTCGGAAGCCTTATCGAGGAATGAAACCGCCTTGCCTGTATTGTTCCAAGCATCTTCTATCGCTTTTCTGTGCCGCTTCTCGGAGTGATGTCCGACCTTGATAGGTTCGCCAAGCGAAAGAAAATCCTTGTCCTTATTCGATTTATCGAAGTATTCTTTACTCTTACGCTCTGCCGATGCAGCCCATTCGTTGCGCTGTTCAGCTTTCCTTTTAGCCCATTCCTGCACATTGAAACCATCCGCTCTCACGATGGAGTAGTAGAAAAATCCATCACGCTCAAATATCAGATTAAAGACTATGCTCTCATTCTCTTTCCCATACTTGGTGGTAACATCTATTGTTTCACCTTTTTCGTGCTTTTCATCGCACTTTGCCAAAAATACGTTTGGCGCAAACTTGTAATACGTGTTCATTGCTCAATAGTTTATTATGTTTCAAATCTCATAAAGATACATTCTTTCTTTCTCTGCCGTAATTAGTACCACTGACGGTTCCACAAACGTTATCGGAGTAAATGATTGGAAGTATTCTTTCTGTAACTTTAGTACTCCATCCTCAATGCTATGTAACTGCATCTTAGTAAAGGCTGCTCCTTTGTAAACACCACCTTTTACCATTCCTGCTTTTACTAATCCTTTCAGTACTGATTTTGCTTTCGTTTCCATTGTTACATTGATTTATCCGTTATACGTTGTTGTTATTCCTTCTGCATGAAGTTCTTTTCTCAAATCTCCATTTTTATACATCCTTACAGATACTATCCTAACCGAATCAGACAAGAAACGCCCACAATCTTTTGTTAGTTTTTGTTCCAACTTCAAAGCCTTTGCTAAGTCCTTAGTACGCTTTCTTATGGTTTTCTTGAAGCCGAACACGAAATCTTCGGTGTCAATCTCGAACTGGTAGATATTGGAATGCAATATCTGATTCAGTTCCGATGTCATTCTTCTGATCTTATCCATTGCTCTTTTATTATCAAAAGAATAACTCTATAATTTCTTTCTTTGCATTAGGTTTGCTTAACCAGCTATTTGCATTCTCTGTCGATTTTTCAACATTTCTAAATTTTAAACCAGATGAAGCAATGTAGAGGCAAAGTGTACGCGTCCTCATTCTTAATGCCTGTTCTCTTGTAGGTTTAGTCACTATTATTTGATTAGTTCGTTTATCAAACTTACAAAACCGATTATTTAATGTTTCTTCCTTCGTGATAGCTTTCATTGCTCTTTGATTTAATATGTTATCTTTATATATGTAAAGATACTTATAATATGATGAATATCAATATATTACGCCTAAAATATTCAGTACATAAACTATGTTTAACGGTATGATTTACAGATACTTGGAAGCCAATATAGACCTGCTTTTCTCTATTTCCATAGCGGTATCAATTCCAAGCTGCTGATAGAATGAAGCATTACCGGAAAGGCTTTCACTGGCAATCTGTAATGTTCTGCGTTCTTCTTTAGTGAATCCGATGCGGAAGGTGCGAAAAATGAATAACGCTTCTTTTAGATTCCCGGTGCGGAGTAAAAAAGTGGCTCTACTTGTTTTCGTTTCCATTGCGACTATCCCCTAATAATCATATATCTTCCGGCGGCTATTTCGCTTCTATACTCAACAGAATAACCTTTTTCTATAAATGCTCTTATGACATTGTCGTGAGCCAGTTCAGAAATCACGTGTCTATCCTTTGCATCGCTACCGGTGTTTTTTGCCCAGCTATGCGACCAGTTATTCCCCCAGCCTACACCATAATGAAAGTAAACACATTCGCCTTTCTCTTTAATTTCCGAGAGGATGAAAGATGCAAGTAAATCTTCTTCTAACTTTCTTCTGTTTGATTCAGGAATTTCTATTGTCAACATACTTATTTATTTTTAGAGTTCAACCATTTACCCCTTTTCTCTCTACACGCCTCTAAGGTAGGCGCACAACAAGAAAACAGTTCACCGCTTTCAGTACGGTAGTCGTACTGGTACATTCTCACTCTCTTACCTTTCAACTTAGTGTTGTAGGTCGTGTAGTTCTCTTTACCGGGTTGGCATACGCTGCAACCATTTTTGTTTATTGAGTTCATAAGCTAATATTTAATCTTTATAATCATTCATACTACCCCAGCCACCAAATATGTCATAATCACTCTCGCCATTGAACTGAGCACGTTCTATTTCTTTGTTCATTGAATGGTTTAAGCAATGCAAGTCACTAAGGGTTGAGGTAGCCGCAGCACTATATTTCATTACAGATTTAACAATTGGATTATCAATATCTCTTTCACGTACCGAAGTAAAATCACCATTACAAATAAATGGTGTTCTCAAATTTCTAAGGGCTTCACGGTCTTTCACGTGCTTATACATTGTTTCGGTTGGAAAAGTCATTTCAAGATTGTATCTTTTAATCATTATTGCAATAGCATCATATAAAGCCTGTTCTTCTTCGGTTAGTTTAAACCAACCGATGTTTTCAAAACACCACATAATATAACCTATGTGGGTAAATATGATATACTTTATATCTTGTCCTTTGTACTTACCAAAGGTTAATTTTCTTTCTTCGTTCATAAGTCATTTATTAAGTCCACGTACTTTTTTCAAATATTCGGTAAATTCTAACAATTCATAGAACATTCTTTTCTTCTCAACGAATCTAAGTCCTTTTCTGCGAAGTTCTCTTTTACTACGAGACACAACCATGCTGCCGCCGTTACATCCGATATAGACACAATCTCTATGATGCCTTTTAGCTTCGTGAAACGCAAACCGAATAACTTCTCTGCAATATCTATAACTATCATTTTGAACACCTTCATAGCCTTTACTCATTATGAAGTGACCTACTTCGTTTGCTTCTTCTTCTGAATAGCAACTTGTAAATATCTTATTCATTGTTTTTCTGTTTTACTTGTTCAACCAAAAACTTTCTAAAATCATTCTTGTACTGTTCATGAATGATTTTGTATTGACGTGACAATTTAGGCAACTGCACATAACCCTTACTTTGCAAGAATTTAGATACCAACTCAACCTTTTTATGATTGTCAAAACCTCTGTCTTTGCACATATTGGTTATACAGACATTCGCTTTGCTTGATGGCTTCTTTATAATCGGTGACGTATTATATCTTCCATAAGCGTGCGTTCTCGGATAACCAACCGCTTCACCTAAATACTCACCGGTAATAAAATCAAATTCACCGCTTATCAAACTATCTGCTATTTCACCCATAATAATCCAACATTTAAAGTTTCACATTCAATCTTTCTTCACTCGTATAAGCCACTACAAGCCCAGTTTCATCATGTTGTATGGTGATGTACTTTTCACCCCTCTCTATAGTAGAGAAGTCGTACATGGTACATAACTTACCCAATACTCTGCCCAGTTGCTTCATCAATGGGGCTTCGGGGCTGATGATTAAAACTAAATCTGCTTTCATTCTGTTATTTCTAATATATTTAAACCGTACTTCTCTGCCTCTTCTTTCGCTTCGTGAAGCGTATTGAACGAATATGAACAACCTTTTGTACATAGCGTATACAGGTTGGATATACATTCTTTTTTGATGAAACATTCGTTATTTTTCAATTCTGTTATCTTCATAATCGTGTTATTAAAGGTTCATATATAAACAAGTCAAATCACACTCTTCATCGTAATCATATTCTAAAGTTACAGGGGCAAAATACTTTTGGATCTTCTGCGCTGCTACCTCATTTTTACCCTCAAAAGAGAAGGTAAAAGACTTTTTGCCTCTGATCGTTATTTCAACCGGTACACCTGCTACCTTAGTCATATTGTTTTCAAGTTCTTGCTTTGTCATGGTCACGTATATTTAGGCAGTAAGACTTATTGAGTTTCTTAAAAACTTGCTAGCTTCTTCTACTGACATATTCAGTTTCTTCTGAATAAGAAGAAGCATACAGCTTACTTGTTCTTCTGTATCTAAGCTACCTTGTACAAACTCTGACATGATGAACTTTTCTATTGTTCTTTGTTTAATTACTGATGTTGCCATAATCGTGTGTATTGTGGTAGCCCGAAGGCTACCGGTTAAACTTAGAGCTTCTCAATTTTGAGATTATCATTGATAATAAATCTACGACCGCACTCGCAAATTATATGGGTTTCTGTAATTCTTTTGATTACCCTTACTACATCTTCATGTATTATACATGGTGTACCATCTGCATAGTGACCGTTAGCTAAATCACCTGACACTCTGTATCTCAAACCAACTTCTATCTCTTTTGCATTCATAATCTTTTTATTGTACAGGGCGAAAGCCCTGCTGGTTAATACTATTATTTAATACCGCAAAGTTTTGAAACTTTCAGTAACTCTTTATCGCTCATAAATATGAGGTCGAAGAAAACACCTTCATCAAAAGGTTTGTTTTGCAATATAGCTGCTGATTTCATTTCACTCATAATTTGAGCTATCAAACTACCTTTTACCTTATCATTCATTTTTGTTGCCATAGTCGTATATCTTTTAATTGTTATTACTTTGCTTTTCTTTTATATAGCTAAGATACTGATTTATAGTGATATATGCAAACATAAACAACTGATTAACAGTGAGTTAAACAAGGTTTAACGAGTAAAAATAATCGAAGAAACTGTTTATTTCTGAATTTCAAATAGTGAAATCTTCACATCCTTTACGATAAAACCCTCCATTTTCCCAATTATAACCGATGGGTACTTTAAATCTAAGCTCATGTCTTAAAGCGCAAAGTTCACTGTATGGAGGTTTATACCGATCTTCATTTAAAAAAACAGATTCATCATTAATATTCGATTTGTCAGGGATAAAGTATTTGCACTCATCGCAGAATCTAATCGGATTTCGCTGCTTGTTTTCACCTTTTGTTTTTTTCGCTCCCTCTAACCAGTATCTTTCATCCTTAACAGGACAGCATGAACAATAACCTTCCATGTTATAGAACTGACAATACCCCTCACAGAACCAATCTCTAAACTCTGCGAGCATTTTAGATTTTATTTCTTTCATAGTAGTTATTAGTTGCTTTGAGGGTTAATACTTCTTCTCATGCATCATTGGACGTAACTCATTATACTTCATTTTTTGCTCAATATGCCATAGCAAATCTATACTCATATAATTTGATAGACCAATTACGCCCAGTAACATACTGTTTAGCTGTTTATCAAATATGTAATCGTATTCATACTCAAATCTTACTGGAATGGTAGCAATGCTGTATATGCTTTCTGTGAATGTTTCTCCGTTGCAACTTTCCGTTGATTCATATATCATTTCCTCTGAAAACTCTTCAATAATTATACCTCTATGTCCAGCAAGGTCAAGCAAACGGATAACGGCATCAGCAAGCTCGTCTTCCACGCTGTCTTTGATAAACGCATCGAAGTCCTCTTTGAACCTTTTTGTTCTTCCTGACTTTTTCAAAGAAATTCTATTCTCTTGCCATCCCTTGAATTTGAACATATCAGCGGTCTTTCCCTTTCTGTCCGCTTCTACAGCTTCCATCAGTTCAGATATAACAAGGCAAAGAAGGTGTTCATTGCTCAGTTCTGTATCATGAAATCCATGCTCGCAAGCGGTTTTGTATGCCCTGTCACGGAGGGCGTTCAGATTAATGTTGTTCATATTTATTTATTCGTTTAAATTCTTCTTCAATACACTTGTTGATTTTGTCAGCTTCCTCATAACGTTCTTCTTCAATCAACTTACATTTTAACCATTGAAGCTGATTGAGTAAAACCACATCGTTACGGTCAGATACCCTACGTGTGTATTCTTTAATCTCATCCAGCTTGTCCTCCATACGTTTGTGCCATTTGCCTATCATGATTACAATGAAAGCAACAGTTGAAACATTGAGGATAAACAATGCGATTTTAATTATTAGTTCTACGGTTTCCATATATTACTACTGTATTTTTCTTATCATAATTACTCATACGGGCACATTTACCGTCACATGACATATTTATATGCACATTGTTGGCAACTCCAGTAATAATTGACTTCTTATAGCATTGACCGCTGTATGGGCTGTAATGCTTACATAGTTGCCTGTATTCTTCACGATTCATTTTAATCATCCGTTTTAAGTTCTTTCAATACTTTCTTCGCTATCTCATAGTGAGTCAAATCCCAATCAGAACAGATATCATCCGCTTCATTATCGTAATGATTAGCATATACATATTCATTCAGTTGCTCACGAAAAGACTCACCGTCTAAACCGCTATCATCACAATCATCGTACATTCTCAATTCATGTGCAACGTCTTTGCATTCTTGATGTGTAACGAAGTCATACACAACTCCGTCATAGACATTTGTCTGACGGACATATTTTTGTCCTATCGCTATCTTTTCGCAACAAAACTCACATCTATGTTCTTTCTTGGCTGTTGGGTAAGTTTCTCTTAGTATTGTTGGCATAATTAGTCTCCTTTCTCTTTCATTCGTTGTAATACATCCTTGTTGGCTTCCAGTATTTCATCGAAAGAAGGAATAGGCATCCAGCATACAACCTTAATATCATCTTTTTGGACATTTCTTCCTAAATATGATATATCACAATCAGTAGTCCATACACCATTTTCATACGTAAATATATCTATATGCTTACGTGATTCAGCTTCTCTATTATCGTATTTATAGTAATATAAAAATCCGACTAAAACACGCTGCCCTTCATCTGGCAATCGTTCTTCTACTCTTATCCATGGAGATTGCTTTGCCTGCCATTCAGCACCTTTCACAAATGCGTTTTCTGCAATTTCATCATGAGATAAATATGTAAAATCATCAAGTGATGTGTGCATACCATAAGTAGTTAATGTTTCAGCACTTGTCATTCTTGCTTCTCTCGCACCTTCTTCTACTGTCTGTTTCATATTATTCCTCCTTTCTTCTAAAGTGTTCGATTAGCTCTTCTACGGTAGCCTTGTGGTAATTATCCACATTTAGGTCGTTAGGCATTCCGTAAAAATCTATACCCAATAATCCACCACGTTTTGTATTATCACGACACACGCCCCAATCACCTTTTCCGTTGATAAATAACTGGTTGTTGTCTGTATCATCCCTCAATGCAGCGATAGCCAAGAAAAGATCTTCGTTGGTTCCGCAATCGACTGCAATTTCATCATCTGTAATATTAGATAAATACTGTGTAAAAAACTCGCCCTCTTCCTCATCTGTATATATTGCGGTATAACTATCTTGTACCGTAGAAGAGTCTTTATACCCCAACTCTTCCAACTTCTTCCGGAGCTCCGGTGTATTTTTGCGTATAAAGCACGGTGTTGTAAATCCCATAGTTATTTCCTCCTTCTGTGAGTTCTCTTGTTTTTATTCTTCTTTCTACGCTTGGCAATAGCCTTTTTTCGATGAGGAGACATTTCTTCCCATTTCTCCCGCTCGTTATCAAGCAATACACCGCAGAAACTTTCCCTATAAGCTCTATTAGCAGAGCAACAGTCTTGTCCGTAGTTAGACTTAGGGCAACAATCACATCCCATACCCTTTGTATTTTTCATTAAACACTGAATCAGCTTCTTGAAACTGTTTCGTAAAGCGATTCTCTTTATTATCCGGCAGTGCATCCGGCTGAGGTGAATCCTTTGCTGGATGATTCTCAACTGAATTTCTCGGTGATGCGCATCCCGCTATCAGAGCGAAAAGTGCGCAGATTATTAGTATTTTCTTCATATCTTATTTGGATTATATCAATTAGTCTACTCTCATTATTAATGTAAATAATCGCATTGGATACCATGTTAGAACTTCTTTATCGTTTCTAATCCAATATCCGTCAACTGACTCATCTCCCCAGTATTCACGCCCTATTGTTATGTCATATGCGCAAGAGGTGTCTATGCATTTAACCTTCACTCGTCTCATTTCTTTCTTTTTTTTCGCAAATCCTTGATAATTCTTCAAGAACTTGCAAGATTTTACTTATTCATTAAAAAAACTTGGTCTTTTAACACTTTCGAGTTTTAGTAGCTTTTGAGTTGCATCAACATCGATGAAATTAATCCAACCGGATTTATGTAACATAATAGCCGCTACTCTGATTGTCAGGGAGCCGATTATTACTTTTTCTCTCAATGATTCTAATATAGTTTTCATATATTTTGTAAAGAATTAAACTTGTGGCATATGGACGCCATATAATTCACATAACCTATTGAATTGTTTTTTAAGGAAAGAAGATGTTTCAATAGCTCCTAATATTTCTTTTCTACTTGTATCTTTCCCCTCGATTAATACAATTGTTATGCTTCCACCTCTTTTGTCATCAGGACTTGCAGGAAAAGCAAGACACATATATTTCCCGTAATTGAAGAACTTGAATTGTCTCTTACCATTAAAAACCTTAAATGTGGTATCACAATCTAATCTGATTACTTCACGTTCTTCTTCATAACTAAATTCTCCGATAATAGCAGTAAAACTATGTCCAGGAATACCGCCTCCTTGAGTTCCAAAATATGCTACTCTTTTACTCATATCGATATGATCTTGGAATTAAATGTTTCGTATTCTCGTATGCGGCTTTTGCTGCTTCTTTAGAGGCTTTTTCAAAGAGACTGTCAGCCTTTTGAAAAGAAGAAGTAAACCTATTTGCAAAGGATTTTACTGGGGCAGAATAAACTGGCTCCGGCTTTGTATCAATCAGATATACGTTGTAAGTACTGCAACTACAAAATATAAACAGTGATATGATGAGTAATGCGGCTTTCTTTGTTTTGATTACACAATCATACATTTCCTTTGCCGTCCAAAACCTGTAATCATCGGCTATATCCATGATACGCTTGTCCTTTCCTTTGCATAGCCGGATTATCTTTCGGGCAAATTCTTTACGCTTTCGGCTATTCTTAGCGCGTCCTAACAACGTACGGTAAGCGAGTATTAACCAATAATCACAAGCATGCTCTTTTTCTTTCAATCGTATGTATCCTATATTCATCTTTGTATTGTATTGAGGGTTATTTAGAATATTGTTGGCTCTTTGTACAAGTTCCAGTCCCAAACGCACCTATCGGGCAATCGTCACAATAGAAAGTAACAGTTCTATAGTCTGCGCCATTTCCACATGGATGTTCACTAAGCTCCATAACTTTATCATTCAGAAGCTGTATTTCTTCTTTGAGTTTATCTACCTCACTAATAGGGGTTAAAGCTCTATATTCTTGTTCTGTTAATATATATTGCATAATTCACTACTTTATTATTCTGGTTTGAATTAATAATCATCGCTTTTCAGCATTGCCATTACAAGCACCTTTACATTCCCAAAGTACGTCAATGTTTGACCGTATTTGTATGGGTTATAGAATATTTCAATCTCCTCGTATCCTTTGGATATAGCCACCGTAAATAAACGATAAAGTTGATATGGGTGAAAAAGCAAGTCGCCAACGGAAATCTGAATAATGTTTTCCTCTTTGTCAAATGAAGATATAATCATCTTGGGGAACGGATGGTTTTGTTCATCTTTTCCTGTACCATCACACAGTGGGCAGTCCTCGGTTTTATAATGAGTATCACGTTCTCTATCTTCGTATTCCCATTCTACGTTCCCACTTCCATTGCATTCTTTACATTTAAGAATCAACTTGTCTGCTTCGAATCTACATCTTACCAATTCCTTTGCTAAGGTTTCAATATCAACCTTAATACTTCGGAGTGTTTCTTTCTCCATATCAGAAACTAGCTTGTAACCGTTCGGATACTTTTCGACCGAATTGTACTTTAGAGTCAATTCATCTTCAGGTATAGATATTAACACATGCCCATCAGATGCACAAACTAAATCATCTTTTAAGTTCGGGAACATCAATGCAGGTCTAGATTCATCATTACCAGTGAATAGACCTAATAAAAAGTCGTTAATTGCCTTCATTTTTATTCTGTTTTACGCTAATTGATTCGTACATACTTACCTGTGATATCGCAAGTTCTTAATATCTCGGCATTATCTTCACCGAAAGCAATGAGGATACTACCGCAACCAGGAGAATCCCCACGGGTTCCATCCGGACGGAAGAACCTAATCCGGTTACGCAAAAACTTCATTGCTGTTGCCTTCTCGAATATTACATCTTGAAACATCTTTGAATCGCAACGGTTGAAAAGTAATGCGATTCCGTTTCCATGCTCTGCCAAACGCCTAACAAACTGTTCAATAAGCGGACGGGAATAAGGAGGATTAAGCCAAACACGACCTACCCAGTCTTTCGTTAAGCCATCATCAAGTTTATTGTACATTATCTTAGCTGTCTGCCAAAGTGGATTTACTGGAGCGCATGGATCTGTATCAAATACGCCCAACTCATCTATGATTTCTTTCGGTGTATACCATTCATCAGTGGCATTAGCCGACCGTTCAAACTGTGTATTCATTGCTAATATTTTAATTATGTATCATTAGGTTATCTGCTATCGCATATACTACTAGGTAAAATAAGATGTTCACTCCTAAGAGAAGGAGGATGTTTAGGAGTATTCTCATATTTTAGGAACTAGAATTTTAGTTATCAAAAATATGTGCGAATACACTCTTTTCATCAGACAGTTCAAGCCCTAGCTGTGAAGGATGGCTTTTGATGTAGTTATAGAACGCAAACATTTTCTTGTCATCATCGCCACATCGATCCACCAACAGTCGGATGAAAGCAAGAAGACAATCGGAATCGTTTCCGAAATTCTCCTGTGTAGAGAACTGCGTTTTGTCAACGTCCTGTTTTAGTCTCCGGATCGCAGCTATTGCTGTATTAAAATTACGCTTTGCATCGTAACGCAACTCATAACCCTGTTTTCCCATTTCACTTCTCAAATCATAGAGAAGGGTTTCTACGACATCTGTCAACACATAGGTTAAGTTGAGCGTCGTATTAAGATTTGTTGTTCCTACTAACATGATTAATTATTCATCTTTTGCATTGTAAATATACTTTATTTTTATTTGAAAAACAAATAATCTATTCTTATAATTTTATACTTTAACTTTGTATAACTGGCTATTTTCTGCGTGATTCCCCGAGCAATGGAATTACATTAAAACTCTTAAACCGGTCAATCAATCTTTCTTTGAAGCGATCTTTGAAATCGTCAATATTAAGATTGCTGGTGATGTGATATTTCTTCCCGAATTGCTGGTAAATCTCGTACCGGGCGTAAAGAAATTCATCAATAACGCTGTTTAAACTGGTGCCGTAGCTTTTCTGATTCTCGGTCTCAAGCCCAATATCATTCAGACAAATGTTGAACGGTTCGGGTTTAAATCCCTTCGACTGTCCTTCGTTGTACGAATAGAGGTCAATATGTCCGTTCATCTTGTAATAATTCATCATCTGGGTGACAGACAGATTTTGAAACCGGTTGGGATTATGCGTCAACCGTAAGTAATCAGCAAAGATTTGCATTAATATCGTCTTTCCTGTACCTGGATCTCCAACTAGAAGTAGGTTCTTGTGAATCTTATAATCCTCGTCAGGGAATACCTTTTCAGCAAGACGACATCCGTTGAAGTAATACAGCAAAAATGACAATACTTTGGCATTATTTTCATCAACTTCAAAATCTCTGAACTCACGCCCTGTATAGTCGCTGCCAAGTCGCTTGATAAAATCACGATGAGCGTAGAACTCGTTTGGATTGGTCAAATCGTACTCAAAATCTTGCAGAATAGTCTTTTTGTGGCGTTCCACTAGATTGTATATCTGCTCCTGCTTTAGCTTCGCTGCAAACGACTTTTCCTGCTGGATTTGTTGCAGCTTGGCTGAAAGGTTTTGCTCCAATACTTCCATCTCTTAGTTTAAATATTCCAGACCAGTTGCTTGCCATTGATTGCTCAACTATCAAGCGTGCAGTTTCTGGATTGTTATTACTTAGTTCCAAAAGTTTCTTATAGCAAGTTTCAAGCGACTTTTTAGATTTGTAGCTTTCTCTTTTTTCTCGCTTGTATTCAAGCCACAAAGAAAACACATCTTTGAAATCATCGCTAACAAAGCTTATATCAGGTAGCTTGCTTTCTGTTTGAACTTTTAGCGCTGCTTCTCTCTTTAGCAATTCTTGCTCTTTAGCGTTTAATTCAGCTTCTTTGTTTTTTAATTCGTTTTCTCGCTGAATTAATTCATCCACTCCAATCCCCTCCGGGGGATTATAGGGGGGAATATTATTATATTCTCCTTCTATTTCTTCTTCTATTTTAGGAATGGATTGTTCCGTGATTGTTCCGTGATTAATACGTGATTGTTCCGTGATTCTACTTAAACCATTGAATAATACACCTTTAGGAACATTTACATCTTCATAATTCGGCTTATTTATCGTTTGGTGAAGACTAAATTTAGGCAGATAATAGAATTTTTCATCTCGATATGAAAACAGACTAATAAATCCATTTCTTAGAATCTCCTGACAAATCTTGTCGAATTGCTGAATTTGCATTTGGTCAAAAGGGAATATCTTAGATTTAAGCCAAACAGAATCGGCACGGACAACACCTAAATCATCACAAAAGTTCCACATGCCAATATAGACCAGCCTTGCATCCCTGCTGATTTTTCCTATTTTGGCATCGTCCCAAAACTTAGGTTTTATCATCCTATTCCTTGCCATACTCATCTTTTTCCATTTGATATTCAGTTATTTATCGCTATGTAAAGTTAGCTTTTTATTATGTAATTTACTAATATAAAGAGCTGAATATCAGTTATATAAACATTATTTATCAGTATCCCTTCCTTTGCAGAGCCATGTCTTGCTTGGCAAAGGAAATTTGGGTCCTGATATTATCCCCGGCATGAACGAGCGTCCGATTGATGCGATCGAGCCAAGTTACAAGCTGGTTGGCGGTAACACTTTGCGCAGCTACAAACTTAATGGCTACGGTGGCAGGCACACGCGAAATAAACTCCATGTGGCTTGCATAGACATTGGCTGTCACCTCGTCTTGGAACGCTTTGGCTTCTGCAAGCAATTTTCCTGAGCGTGCGAGATAGACGTTTATGTCGGTCAAGCGTTCCACAAGCTCCTTCGGGTTGTCGCTGGTGGTGATTTCAAGGAACGACTGCATTTCTTCTATCTCCTTGATGATATTCGGGAGAGGGCAGTTATTCATATCGCATCCGTCACCCACATTCTTTGGACAGTATTTACAATTGATTTCCATAATATTAAATAGGTAAAGCATTAGGATATTTCTGATAGTACAACTTATTCAAAGCTGCTTTCAGTTGCCTGTAATTGCCGACAAGTCCAATATTAATCCACTGGGCTATCTGCTTTTCAAGTTCGTACATTTCGCGTATCTTCGATTCATCGCCAATCTTGTTGCGCATTTCCGTTTCGTGCTTCCCGTACACGATAATGTTCAGCGATTTGGCAAGGTCTTTGACTTTCTCACGAAATATGGGCTCCGGCATGATTGAGCGCACCGCCCGGCACATGGACGGGTAGGCATCACCTGCAAGGTTGCGGAATTTTATCATCTCGTCATAAACGAATTTAATCACATCGTATCTGAAAGATGGGTTTATCCACATGGCAAAGTCAATGAACAGGATGGGGTGCATCCATGTACCACCATTTTTACCGCGGGTCTTTAAATACGTAGAATCTTGCGTATTTAGATTTTCCCTACTCATTATTACTTTAACCAGTTCGGAAGTAGAACTTAATTCAAAGAACTTTGTTACTTCTTTTTTCATTCCTGATTTTTCGTTCCATTGCTTCAAAAGCTCAGTCGCGTTGAAGAATCCGTCCTTTGTCCGTTGGGATACTTTAAATTCACCCATTGGGCGTATCATTACTTGGTTCGTTTTCATACGTCATTCAAATAATCGGTTACTACTTTCATAAACTCTTCCAGCGATTTGCATACCACGTACTTTGCTCCATTGGCTTCCGCATCTTTTTGCCATGCTTTTTGCGATGGACGCTGATAGCCTTCGGGTCTTTTCATTTCTATGCACAAAGCCCCATAGAAACGATTACTTTTCAGTAATATCAAGTCGGCAACGCCACTTGTCACGCCTTCATCCTTCAATTTTCCTCCGGTGACAGCGTCACGTCTTCCTCCATTGGGGATGGCGAACAGGATATTTCTCAGCTTCGGGTGCTGAAGACGGAACCAGTTCACACAAGCGACTTGTATCTTATGCTCATCATCTGTTGGCTTCTTGCGGGATTTTGTTTTTCTCGCAAGTTTAATCATCTCCTCGTATGTCATTTTCTTCTTTTGTTTTATCTATTACTATTTTATTCGGTGAAACTGAGGAAGATATTGTAACTTTTGTTCCTTCCGGTACGCTGTCCGCAAATTCCTGCGCTACTTTATTCAAGGGGCTTGCATCCTGTTGCTCTGATGGAAATTCAGGTTTATCATCCTCTTTCGCTTCGTATGGATAAACGTCCATGATAGCGGTTTCCTTAATGCAAACAGCATTGTAATCAGCCATTGTTCCTTTCATGCCCTCGTCCAGCTTCTTCATCGCATCACGCAAATCAGCAGCCTGTACAAGAACGGTTGTTTTCGTTTTCTTCTCGGCACCGGACTTTTCATCAAGGGTGATAAATTCAAGCTTGCAGTCATACCACTTATCAGCCGATTCTTCTTCGGAAGTGAATAACTCGGAGTAGTGGGCACGTTTGATGTCAGCTATCGTAAAATCACCACTGATGAACGGGGATACTTCTTCAATCGCTCTTGCTTCCGCTTCTGTGAAGCTGAGTGCGTCAACAAGGTATGGTTCGGTTACTTTTTTTGTTCATACCGTTCTCCATGACCTTTTCGTATCGTATCTTTACGAGAAACCATGTGTGCATTGCCATAATTCTTTCTATTTTTAGTTATACATAATTTTAGTTAGTAGTCGAGAGTGGAATCGAACCGCTAACCTACTGTCGAGGGGATTAGGCTTACCACTCCGCGCTATTGTGGTGGCAATTATATGCGCTGCCGTTCCTTGCTGTCGCTCTACCATTGAGCTACTCGACTATGTCTGCACTATCTTCACAGACCGAGCAGGCAGGTTAACAAAGTATTCAATCAAAATTGTAGTTATCTTCTCCATCCGGCTCTTCGTCCGGCAGGTCACTCCCGAAGTCCATAGGAATGTACCAGTCTGAAATATACTCCTGCATGGTTTATCCCTCCTTAATACTTTTAATTTCTTCTTCAAGCATTTCGGAGAAACAAGTGCCACCATTGTAGAATTGCATCACATAGCTGTATGTGCCATCTGAATTGGGTGTTAATACTGAAATATCTTCCCCTCCTTCCTGTCTATTATCCTCGATAATCTCCCAAAGATTTCCGTTTACATCAACAACCTTCATAGGGTATTGATTTTCCAAAAGTGCTTCCTTGTAAGTGTTGTGCCATTCAGGATTAAGAGGTATATCTTGCTTTTCACACTCTCTTTTGCACCATTCTTCAACGGTCAATCCGTTCAAATCTACTTTCTTGATTTTGCCGATATGTAATTCTGTATAGCTCATATTCAGTCCTCCGAATTTTCTATAATTTCACTAATCAATTCCTTTCTCCAACCTTGAATAAATCCGTTCTCGTCAATATCCATAATGATGTAGTCACCAAATCCATCGTCAGCTGGGTACATTATCTTTGGCACATATCCATCATAAGAAGTGATAACCTCTTTGTTTTCATCGAGAATTTTACAAGCAAAATCATCGCATACTTTGTAGTGCACATTGGCGGTAATTCCTTGCTGCCAGTTTACTATCTTACCTGTTTCGATTTCTATTAGCGGTCGCCAACGCCAATCGTTTCCACGAAGAACACGATGTTGTTCTCTTATATATTCGGCACATGGCATATTGGGATAACCGTCCGTTTCATCGCAGTCGGTATCACGATTCCCGTTGATGTAGGCATCTTGCCAATAACGTACACCAGCATCTACTTTTAAATAGATTGCTTCAAATTCTGCTGGGTTGTTAATTGTGATTTTCATATACAATATCTTTTAAGTGAAATAATACATTTTGTTATTAAGTATCATACTCCCAAATGAAACCTCCAGCAGTTTTTCTTTCATGCCTTGCACAAGCTGCTATAGAGCCTTGATTAATCATTGTTTTCTTGCTTGCTTGACGAGTAGAATAAAAACGGTTTACTAATTTACCATATACATCATATTGGAGTATTGTTTTTGATGAATGGTTGTCTTTTCCTACTTTTCCTAAATTAGGAGATTTTCTTAATCCAGTTCTATATGCGTGCTTTTGATTATCAGAGGAGGAACACCATTCAAGATTTTCCACTCTATTATTTAACTTATTACCGTCTCTATGATTAACTTGTGGAAGATTATTAGGGTTAGGAATAAAAGCATTAGCAACAAGTTTATGTATAGTGAATCTATTCATTACACACTTTCTACTAAGACTAATATTCAAATAAGGGGAACAACTATTAGGCTTCAAAATTTTACTATGAACATATCTTACTCCATTTATATGGTTTACATATCTGCTCACAGATTTTACTCTACCTAAGCTGGACACTTGGTATCTACCTTCATATCCAATTATATCTTTCCAAATTTCCTGTTCCATAATTATTTTTTTTAAGAGGAAGGAGACAAGGGCGGGCAACCTTTATATCCTACGCTATCTGGATATCTTTCCAAATATCAATAAATTGCTTTGCTGCATATTCTGCAAGCTCGCATGTGCGAAATTTAAGGCGAGACCCGCTACCCGCAAACGCACGCGCAGAAGCGTAACCCGAACCGTCGAAAGCGAAAGAGGAAGGAGGCATTTCAAACCAAGGATAATACTTATATTCATTATAATTATTCCAATTAGGAATCCATCCCTCGTTAAGTGCTTCTGCAATTACAATCATCTTATACTGTGCCTCAAAGTGTTTGCGCATGTCAGTGGGAAGATTGGAAAAGTCAGGAACATCCGGTCTACCGGTCAACTTACGGGCATCATCAAAAGTTTTGACTAAATCTGTAATTTTTTTATTTTCTTTTTTCATGATAATAATATTTAATTAAAGAATGAACTGTTTCCAAAGGTCAATGAATTGTTTTCCACAGTAATCTGACAATTTTTCATTTTTCAAGCAAAGGCGAGACCCGCAACCCGCACCCGCAGTCGCAGTATCGTAAGACGAAACGCAGAAAGCGAAAGAGGAAGGAGACTCATTGGGTTTGAACCATGGATACCATCTGTATATATTAGCATCGCATACATCTGGTTCCCATCCCTCGTTTAATGCTTTAATAATGGTTACCAACTTCTGATAAGCTATATCATGTTTGGTAAGTCCAAGATCCATTAATTGGGCCTCATTGAGAGGATTAATGCCTAATTCCGTACAAGCATCTTCATAGGTTTTAACTCTATCTGTTATTTCTTGAGAGAAGAAATCTTTTCCAAAAGATTCTTCCAAAATGGATTTCAAATCGCCGGAACCACTTTTGTAAAGTTCTCTAGCTTTTTGTTCGCTTATTTGTAAAGTTTTCATTGTTTATTCTTTTTAAGTTTCTTACTCATCTTCCTGCATTGCCTCGCCTTGTCTTGCTCGCAAGGTTTGGGGCAATACTTGTCAATCAATCCAGCACAGCTATCAAGGAGACGGATTAGGTTCTGTATATCGGTCTTGCATAGTTCCATAACATTAGAATGGTAAATCATCCAAATTTTCATCCACTTGTGCGGTGGGCGCATTGACAGACGAAGAAGCATTTTGCAGTTCGTATGGTTTCATGTTCCCGATATACGGCACGGCTTTCAATTCATCTTCTGTTATACGCTCACGGACTTCTTTAGCAAGCGACTGGCGAATGCCATGCGAATCGCCATACTTGCTGGGTGTTTGGTTTTCCCAAGCGGTAAAGTCAATGTATGCGCCTTTGGCTTTCAGATTCTCATCTGCTGATATGAAGATGCTGTTGTCTTCAATGGGAATGAAAACACCTTTCTTTGTAGCGGTCGCACCTTTTACTGTTATGATGCAGGAGTTCTTGAATTTTAACAAATTTATTTTTCCTTGATAGTTCATAATGTTTCAATATTTAAAGTTCTATCTTATCAAAATCAATACCTCTCTCATTCATAAAATCACCCAGCGCAATGATGTTCTCACGGGTGGTTGTTACCTTGAAAGCTCGTGTCAGTAATTCGGGTTGCTTTGGTTGCTCAACAAATGCAGGCTGTTCGTTAACCCTCTGATTCAGCCTATCAAACGGATTAACCGGACGTGACGGCTGTTGCGGTTGTGGCTCTGCCGACTTGCTGGTTTCTTCTGCCTGCTTTCTTTCCAGCTCAGCCTTGATGCGTGCTTCTTCCGCAGCCTTAGCTCGCTCACGCTGTTCTTTCAGCCGGTTGGCGTACTGGATGGTGCCATTGATATTCAGCGTGTCCATGTAGTAAGTGCGGAGTACATCGAAATCCTCTCCAAATCCTTTCAGCGTGGAAAGCTCGCTTTCAACCTTTGCAAAGATGGTGTCAATTTCGTTGCAGACGGATTTCATGCTAGCTGACTTGTTGAGCCATTCAGCCTTAAAAATCTTATTAAAGTCCACAAGGTTCACATTCAATCCATCGAAATAGGTCTTGATGGTGGATTTCTTCTTGTCCTTGTATTGCTGTTCATTCTGCTTGACCACGGTATCAATCTTAGCAGAACACTCACCAATCAGCTTCACGGTTTCAGTCACTACTTCCTTGAACTCTCCGAAGGGCTTCATAAACTCTTTTTCAATTTCAAGTCGTTTGGCATTGAGGGCTTTTGCAGCCTTGTTCAGAGAAGCCTTGTCCTTCTTGGCTTGATCGATATTATCATCTGTGTAATTGGATATATCGTACATGGGCAAAGCCGCCTTTACCATATCTCTGATTTGCTTGGCATTGGTAGTCAGGCTGCCTAATGTTTTCTCACTTACGACCAATTCTAGATCGCCTTCTTGGATTGCTAACTGTGTATTCATTGCTCTATTTTTAAGTTTCTGTTTCTAAAAGCCTCGTGTTGCTCTTTAGTTTTAAGCCATTGAAGGCATCTTTTGTTTTTAGGGATCGTCAATTGCGCGACGATCCCAAGCATTTCATCAAATGATAATTGATCTGTACTTTTATCTTCAACGTGCACATCAAAGCATCCGTTATCAAGTTGTTTGATTATAATATCCGGTTTCATTGTAATATTCGTTTTCATCATCTACATCAATTAGTTCTTTTACAACATCATTAGCAACACGGATGCGTTTCTCCATTTCGGAAAATACTGTTTCATCCGGTAATATCCTTACAATGTGAATAGGAGTATTTTGGAAAGGATTGTAAACAACAAAATCAGTCCATTGCGCGCCAGTACACATCATGTGAGCCATACATTGGTAGAAATATTCAGGTTTGGTATAAAGCAGTGATTCATTATCGTATATTTCGCTTCTATATTTCATGAAAGTACTTTGAATCGGACATTTGATTTCCAAACAGCCTTTTTCACCAGTTTCTTCATCATAATAATAACCATCAGGGCTACTTGCGAAATACTCTATAACAGGGTGCTTACATGACCCTGTTTCAACAATATGCCGACCTGTGATTCTCTCATACAAATCTCTGGCATTTTCTTCCTGATCTGTCCCCCATTGCATAGATCTGGTATTAACGCAGACTTGATTCAGATATTTTTCAAACTCGACATCATCATTGACAATTTCCAGATTCATATCTCTTTCTGATGCAACTTGATAAATATAAGTTTTGGCTGTATCGGAGAAATAATCAGTTCTTCCTTTTTTCATTAGCAGTCCGACTTGCGACCCAGTGAAATTACCGAGCCGCTTGCGGAACCATTCTATAGAATGTTGTATTTCCATTACAATAATGTTTTTTGAACAGGTTTATCATTTGCTTTAGCTTGGGACCGATTTATAGATTGTTCTGGTCTTGGTTGTTCTTCAGCCCCTGCGGCCTTAGCTGCGATTTCGGCAAGTTTGTTACCTTTAGTTTCTTTGTCTGTGACATCCTCATATTCAGTAAACTTAACTTCTTGTTCTTCCTGTGTATACATTGCACCCAATTGAGCAGGAAAAGCCTCACGTAATGCTTGCACTTTGGCAATTTTGGAAATCATCGTAGATTTCTTTTCATTCCATATAGATTGTTTTTTGTCGTATTCGGAAAGATTTACTTTTGCTACAATCGGAAACTTGCGATCGGATCGATATACTTCACACCATCCTCCAACCAATACATCGTTTTTTTCATTATAGAAGCATCCTTCTACCTCTACAATTTGATTATCTCTAACTAGAATGATACCAGCTTTGAAACCCTCGTATTGCTCACTTGCATCAGCACGCTTAAAAAATGCTTCCTTGCTGACGATCATTTGTGCAGGTTGTTGTCCAAACTTGACAAGGAATGCTTCATTCAAAAAGGGATTAAGCTGATTAAACTTGCAAATACTGATAAACTGAACAATATCTTGATCCGATACTTGTCCGTTGCCTTTTGTTAAATAATTGCGTACAATATCAAATGATAATACTACGTCATTGCCTGCAACTTGATAAATAGTCTTGCCTTTACCAAATATTGCCAATGCATCATTTTCTTGTTTTGTTAATTTGTTTTCTTCCATTGCTCTAATATTTTAAAGTTTAACAATATCTCGAAATTCCAAGAGATCGGCACAAATTGTCTCGCTCCGTCTCGAATTCATTATCTTCATAGTCACACAGTTCCTTCTCTGCTAAAGCTATATCCTCTTGAATGAGGTTTACAACTTCTTGCTTATAGTCACAGTTATATAATGATATCGCTTGATTTTCAGTCATTCTATTTATTGCATCTAACTCAATATACAAATCTTCAAGAGTCATTCTTAGCTGCCTATTCATGGTATTTCTCATTAACAGTTTTTTTTATTTTCAGATTCCTTGTCACACCCAATTACGCAAAGCGACATGAAAAGGAACACTATGAACGACAGACAGAATATCACATTAGGTTCTTCTGCAAATAAAACCATCATAATAAATGATAAGATCCAAATTGAAATCACTGATATTTGTTTCATAACTTGTTGATTATTAGTTTCTTATTTGATATAAAGGTAACTTTTAAATATGTAATTTACAATTTGTAAAACAATTAAAATCAGCGTATTAACTATGAATAACTATTTGAATTTCAAATAATCAATATTTCAAAGAAGCGTACTTCAATACATCATAAGCATTACAAAACCACTTTCCATTCTGCTTTTGCGTCCTTTTCTCAGCACGGATTTTACCTTTCTCTATCAATTTTTTGAGATTTGATAACCCACCAACAATATCGGCCGCTTCATCACGTCCGAACGTCTTGTTGTTTAACACAATCTTTAGAACGTTTTCATTCAACATAGAAAATTATTTTTATATTATCATACTTCTAAGAATATTCAATTCAGTAGCCTGTATTTTCTGAAGTCTCTCCTACTCCTGATTGCAAAACCTTACTTTAGTCTAGTTACTGTGATTATTTTTTCTTCTCTATTTATTGATGTTGTAAATACCATCCCCGTAACCGTTGATATACTCGTACAAATAGATTTTACAGAAAGCATTTTTTCTATTGGAAAATCAACCGGTTTATCTTTCTCCAATGCTTTAATAACAGGCATCATTTTTATTTTTTTATTTACCATAAATGTAGTTTGTTAATTTGTTTTCTTATTTTTGTATTGCAAATATAGAAATATTAAATAGAATGCAATAGGAAATTCTTAGGAAATTCCTGTTATTTGCATTTATTAACTCAAATAGCTATGAATGTAAATAGTAGAATTTTAGAATTTGTATCAGCAAAAGGGCTTTCTGTTGCTGAATTTGAGAGACTTTGCGGGCTTTCCAATGGTTATGTACGCAAAGTGAAAGATTCTTTAGGGAAAAGAGGATTATCAGACATCCTTAGAAGATTTCCGGATTTAAATTCAGATTGGTTGCTAACAGGAAAAGGGGAAATGCTTCTTGCTAACCTAACGCAGCAACCTATTATAAGCTATACAGCAGGAGTTCCTTATTATAATGTAGATTTCATAGGTGGATTTGATATTGTCTTAAACGATCAGACAATTAATCCTGAATACCTAATCGACTTCAAATTGTATAATGAAGCTACCTGTTGGTGCAATGTTACTGGTCATTCTATGGAACCGGAGATCGCTCACGGGGACATTATTGCATTAAAAAGAATAGACGACTTTTCTTTTCTTCCATTTGGAGAAGTATATGCTATTGTCACAACAAACGGAATGAGGACTATTAAAAGGATTGGACCAGCTTCCACTCCGAACAACTACGCACTCATACCAACAAACAAAGCACCGGAATACGGAATACAGGAATTACCCAAAAAAATGATTAGATATGTGTATCATGTTTTAGGTTGTATGAAACGACTTTAGTACCTAAAACTTAAATCAACTATACTATGGATTTCAAAGATAACATTCAGCAAATAGCAGAAAGAATTGAAAAACAAAAAGACGCTATCCAAACAGAGGAAGCTACAAAAAATGCATTCATCATGCCGATGATTGCAACATTGGGATATGATATATTCAACCCTTTCGAGGTGGTTCCAGAAATGGATTGCGACCTAACAAGGAGAGGTGACAAGATAGACTATGCCATCAAAAAGGATGATAAAACAATCTTGCTTATAGAATGTAAGCATTGCAAGCAGAATCTCAACCTGCACAATACGCAGTTGGCAAAATATTATGCGGCATCAAATGCTCGGTTTGGAGTACTTACAAATGGGATTGAGTATCGTTTTTATGCAGACTTAGACAAGGCTAATATCATGGATGAAAAGCCGTTCTTGGTAGTGAATATGTTGGACTTGTCTGATACGGCTATTGAACAGATAAGAAAGTTCCATAAATCATACTATAATGAATCTGAAATCCTAAATACAGCACAGGAGTTGCAGGTTACCATACAGGTTAAGAATATGATGGAACAGATTTTCAAACAACCGAGTGATGAATTCGTAAGATACTTTGTACGCAATCTGAATGACGGGAAATCAACCCCAAAGTTGATAGAACAGTATAGACCAATTATAAAGAGATCAATCATTTCTATCATAGATGACATAATTTCAGACAGGATGAATATCGCATCCAAGCAAACCGATATAGCAGCTACTATCCCAATAGACAAAGAGACAAATGACGCCATAACACAAGAAAAACGTGATGCGTATAATGTCGTCAGAGAGCTTATCGGGGAACAAGGTGAAATATCATACACAAACTTTAAAGGCTATCTGCTTATTTGGACAAAACACGAATATTGGTGGGTGTGCCGTATTTCATTAAAGCCATATAGCAAACGAATATGCTTTACTACAGAAAACAGATGTGGGTACAAATGGATTCAAATACAATCAGTGGAAGACATCCGAAATTATTCAAATGAAGTAAAAGATGCTTTCAATATAGCAAAAAAACAAAGAGAACAATACTTATTAAAAAACAAAAGACATGATCATTAACATTATCTACATTGTGATGCTGATATTCGGCATCTTGCAAATTATTCTTTTCTTTAAATTGTGGAGAATGACAAACGACATCCATTCAATGAAGGACAAGCTTGAGGAAAGTTCTAAGGAAATCAAATATTACACGAGAGAGATCAATGAACACCTTAGGAAAATAGAAGGACATGCATCTTGAAGCAACGCCCTATTAAAAGGAAAAGGAATAGCAAATAAGCCATCTCTACACAATAAGCCCCGATCTATTTCGACTCGGGGCTTTCTATAGTACAAACAAAAGCGTATAACTTCTACTATAAGGAGCTATAAGTTATTGAGCCATTTTTTTCCTGATTTGGTATTAAGCCAAATTGCGATTCCAACCGCTATCACCAAGCAACTGGAAAAAAGCATTATCATAAAATCCATATTCTACCTTTTTAAAATATTATATCCAATATAAGCAAATAAATATGTTAAACACATACCTGTACCAAGTAGCAGCATTTGCTTTATTTGTGGCTCATCAACGATTAACGAGACCCCACCAACTAAAGCCATTGCTGTAAATACAAGTTTTGCCAAATCATAGAAGAACTTTCCGAGTGTTTCTCGGCTTATCTTCTCCTTTTCCTTGACTTCCTTTTTTATTTCCTGTCTTTCGCTCCAATTACCCATCACATTACAGATTCTTGATCCATTTCTTCCCTGAAGGAGTTTCGGTATAAATCCAAAAAGCAATGGCAATTGTCGTTAATATTCCAAAAGCAAATATACCTGCATTCATATCTATGCCATTCTATAAACTTTCAAGCCATTTCTTGCCACTTTTCGTGTGCGACCAAATAACCAATGCAGCACCTATGACGCTGGTCACCAAGAAAATCATTGTTAATGCATTCATATTACTTTCATTTTAAAATTCTATTTGCAAAATTGGCAAACATGTAAGTAGAAAAAATTCCCAAAACAATTGTTGTCCAATTTATCCCATCTGAAACATTGGTAAACAAAGGAGTTATACCACCTAACACAAGAGCAGCAAATACAAGTTTAGACAAGTCAAAAAAAATAGTTAGCAAGCTTTTCTCTCCTGGTCTTATCTTTCTCCTTGCCTTCCCTCTTTATTTCCTGTTGCTCGCTCCAATTTCCCATATTACAAATTATTAATCATACAAAGAAAACGAAAAACAAACAAATAAACAAACTATCAATCAAATTTATGATTTGATTTAGGACATATTATCCAAAATGTGCTGATTCACCTTTAATTCCTCCTTCTAGCAAACTATTCCACTCCTAGAGTTTTCCGTTATTTACCCCTCCTTCATTTTCATATCAAAAATCAATATTTGTTTTTCAAATAAATTCTTTTATTTCTTGCTTTATTTACTATTTTATTTACCTTTGCATAAAACATCATTAGCCATGAACATATCAAAAGAAGGAATAGCAATAACAGGACGTTTCTTTGAGGCAATAGATATGCTTAAAGCACAGAAACGAATGCGTGGGCTTCTTACATTTACAAAAGCTCACAATATAAATTATTGGAACATAAACACAGTTAGGAATCAGCCGGAAGCAAGCGTTTTAAAACCGGAATGGATAACATACCTAGTGCTTGATTACGGAATCTCAGCAGACTGGATACTAACTGGTCGAGGTGGAATGTTTAAATAAAGCAACAATTTAATATGATAAATCTTGTCCAATAGCAAGGTCTTCACATATCATAAAACATTCATTTTCAACATAATATCAGCTAAAACAGATAAGCCCTTCTAAGGCGTGGGTCTTGCGTTCGAATCGCAACGGAATCACTTTTAACATCCGATAACAGTTAAACGTTATCGGATTTTTCTTTTAAATGACTGATATTAAACATT